TCGCATCATGTAATGGCGCGGGGCGGTCATGTGGCCGCCCCCACCATTCAGGAGGACTCAACATGGGACTCATGGAAAAAATAGAAGAAATTGAATCCACGCTTATAGCGATTCAGTCCGACCTTAGCGACCTCCAATCGGAAGTCAACTCCATGGATTCGCGCATCGATGAAACGGAGGCGCTGGACCGCGACGGAGTGAGGGAAATAATCTGTGATGAGGCAGTCATGCCAGAGGAAATGGAGGACCGGGTTAAAGACTGTATCGAAGATTGCGACTCGGTTAAGAGGGCCATTCGAGAGGTCATAAAAGAATATTTTACTGAAACACTGGCGGCTGCCTAGCGCCACCAGCACCCCGCAACGCTCAACTGAAAGGAGGAAAATTGGAGAGAGCAATAGCAATAATAGCTTTCGCCGTCTTTATCTGGTTTGCAATCTCACTATGGCGGAAAAGCTAGGGGCGGGGCCGCCGTGCCCCTTCCCCCTCTCTCCAAAACCATCATGAAAGCCTACCTGATCGATCCGTTCAAACGAGAAATAACAGAAGTTGACCACGCCGGAGGCATCGACTCCATCTATAAACTGATAGAGGCCCGCATGTTCGACGCCGTGCGATTCAATGACGACGACTGCGTTTTCGTTGACGACGAAGGACTCTATGCCGAGCGCCGCGCCCTGTTCACCATCCACGGATATCCACAGCCACTAGTGAACAAGGGCCTTGTTTTAGGCACAGACAACCATGGCGAATCCATTTCGCCGTCCGTGTCGCTGGACTGGCTTAAGGCCAATGTGACTTTTCTGGACTTTGCCCGCATCCCGGCGGGCGGGATCACAACATTCGATGAGAACGACACCCCGCACTTCGAGTCCTTCGGGGCCGACTTCGTAGTGAAGAGTGAGCGCGATGCTGAATAGCGATCCGTTTTACATCCCGGCTTGGCTCGACGCCAACAACCCGGACAACGCCGCCCGAAGAAAGGCGGCCCGGGATCGCTGCGAGGACGACGAGCGCCGCGAGAAACGGGCGGCGGCGGCAAGACTAAAACGGACTCTAGACCGACGCGCCAAGGAGCGCGAAGGAAAAGCACGGTTAAAGGAAGAAAACCGCCGCACCCGTGAAGAGCGGGCCGCTCGCAAGAGAGCCAAGACCGAGGCTCGCGGCGCTGTGTTCGATGCGATTTCAACCGACTCTGATACTTTCGGAAAGATCAGGACCGCCACCGGCCTACCCGACAACCTGATTAAACTGGCTCTAAAACACCTTGTAAAAGACAACATGATTAAAAAAACCAGCAAAAGGAGATACGGCCGGGGATAAGGGGTAGGAATAGGAGATTGAATGATGGAATATCAAGCTGATAAAGAATTTGACGCATACCGTGATGCTAAAAAGCTGGCCCAGGCACGGGGTTATGCTTATGCGGTTTTCTCACCCTTCACGGGATGGGCCGCACAGGCCGATAAGCCAATGACGCGATGTGACGGTATGCGTGTCATAGAAGTCACCGATGCCGGTGAACATTATCCCGCCTAACCACTAGCTAAGGGAGTATGAAAAATGACCGACAACCCAAATTGTTGCGGATCGGGCCCGCACCGGGCCGGAACCGTTAAACTCTATCCTCTTGGCTATGGGCCCCTACACGGTAACTTGATTTTATGTCATGCCTGTTGGGCCAGGGAAAACCAATACCGCCATAATATGGGCCTAGAATACAAGCGGCCCGATGATTGGCCCCAACACGCCTGGAATGATGCCGAGGTTTATGGGACCTCCGCATGACCCCCCAACCTAAACCCCAATTTTATGAATGCGGAATCTGCGGGGCCATTCATTCAGTGGAATGGCGTGGCGATTGCCGAGAAGATGCCGCGAGGCTAAACGTAGATCAATTAAACGAGACTTACGGCCCGGACGGATGGGAAGAAGTATCGATGCCTCAATAAAAAACCAGCAACAGCAAGGCCGCCAGCAAGATGAGGCTAATTCTTTTCATGTTCGTCCCGGTAACTCAGCCAACGAACCCCATACAACTCCAGCCCACTCTTGAGGCGGGTTATCGCTTTTTCCCGTCCCATCCGGTGCCTGAGCCGCGCCGCCTTCACCGAAGCCCCGTCGATACAGATATCGATCACCAGGGGCAAATGCTGGTCCTGGGACCGGTGCATCTCATCCGCCCACGGTTTGTAGATATGGTGATATCGATCTAAAACGGACTCTGACACCCGCAGACCATCAAAATGGCCGCTACCGCCGAGCCGGTCTGGATTCAAATTGCTACAACGAGCAGCCACCGCCGATGTAACGGCCTCGAACAACCGCGCCAAAGACCTCGCTGATCTCTTGTGGTCCTCAGCCAAAACACCATTCTCGACCAACTTCTCAACCGGATCGTAACGTCCGGGCCTTACAACCATCTCTGCGGTCGGCCCGAAGAACTGCTGCCGGTGCGGATTTTCCTTGTCGGCATACTGGTTGATAAGATCGTTTAACTTCGTCGCTCTCTGTGATGCCCTTTCGGCCTCAGGACCGCCGGACCTCACCGCCCTCAGATAGTTATCCCTCAGATGCGCCGCATCATTCAACGCGCCGTGGAGCCGCATATCCAGCGCGGCCTTACGAGTCCTGTAAACCAGATCGAAAAACACATCCTCAACCGCTACCGCTGTGCCCCGCATTTTTTTGCTCCAAATCCACGTAATGGTAATGCCCCTGCGGGCATTGGTTGCTTCGATACTGATAATTCTCGATGTTAAAGTGAAGCCTCACCCGCCCCGTCCAGTCGCCGTTGCGCTGCTTACTGACGTTCACCACGACACCCCCGGCATCCAAATACCGCTGCTCGTCTTCGGACAAGTCTTCATCGCTCTCTGCCCGCTCCCTCAGATTCTCCCAGTTTTTGTCACGCCATATCGATATAACATTAAACGCATTCGCCCCAATCTCCATAGCTCCCTTAACGTCTTCGATCTCCTGCGGGCCCGCACCGCGATCCCCCTTGCGGGCATGAGCGACGAAATGAACATGAACCACCCTATCGATAGCCCAGTCAACGACACGATACATCACCTGTTCCTGACCATTGTAATCATCGGACTCTATGCCGAGTCGCATCAGGGAATCGATCACAAACTGGTCACAGCCATACTTGGCGGCGGCATACTCGAAGGCCTCCAGCATCTCCTCAATCGAGGCCTTGCCCACCCGGTTGTAAACGACCAGACCGGGGTCCAGCCAAGCCAGGCATTGGTGGATATACTCCTCGGTGGGCCTGTCGGTGCCGGAAGTCTGCTTAACCATGCGCTTCAAGGTCTGCGGGGGGGCCATTTCCAAACTGGCCAGGCACACCCTGGAACCCTCCTTGATCCAGTAAACGATACAATCCGAAAGGATTTGTGACTTGCCGTGGCCAGAGGCCCCCGTCCAGATCGTAACCTCCCCCGGTCGGAAGATCACCTTATCGGTCAAGCTCCTGTATCTGAAGGAATATCCTAAATGCCGCCCCTCTTCCGGCCACAACAACCCCACAACGCTGGGCCCATAGTCTATTACCCGGGTCAGCGTTTCAGGGTCCAGCGTTACAGCCGCCGCAATGGCTTCATCAATCTCTGCCTTCCGAACACCGCGCTGCAAACACTCGTTGGCATCTTTGTATGGAAGGGTTACAACCCGGCAACGGTGCCGCCCGAGCCTGCGACTGATCTCCTCCACCGCCGCCTTGCCCTCGGGATCGTTATCCAGGCACAGATAAATGGTTTCAAAACGGTCTAGATGCTCGTATTCGCTTTCAATCCAGTCCTGCTTACCGCCACCACCGCCGCCGAAAGGCACGGATACTGCGGGATACGAGTATGCCGCCATACTCATGGCGTCAATCTCGCCCTCGGTTATGTAGATTTCCCGGGTGTTGTCATCGACCGCCTGCCAGCCGAACAGTATTTTTTCGCAGCCCGGAGCCGTGGGGACCGGCTTCGCCCCGTCTTCCGCCAACCTGGTTTTAACCATAATCAACTCGCCCCCCCGGAGAAACGGGAAGACGATGTAATTCATCTGCTCACCAATCTTGTAAGCGCCCAAAACCTCTCCCGGGATATTTCGATCTTCGACCAGATAATCCCTGACCCGGTTCCTGGGGGCCGAACATACCGGTTTAGGCGGCCTGACAAGCGGCCTTTCAGAAACGGGCCTGGTGTAAAACGGGGTTTCCACACCAAGCCACCCGCGAATGTCCTGAAGAGCCTCTACGACCGTTTTTTTCTGGACCTCTTTCCACAGGTCGATCAGATCGCCGCTATCTCCGGTGGCAAAATCAGACCAGACCCCGGCTTTATTGCCCCTCAGACAAACCTTGAGGCTTTTTCCGGGCTCACCGCCGAGAGAGCCGACGCACCATTCCCCGCTTGCCGTCCTGCCGTTGGGTAACAGGTATTCACAGACCGACTGGGCCCGATCCGCCAACATGCGCTTGATTTCGTTGATGTTGGTCCTCATGCAGCCGCCTCATGCTGGGCCTTCCATTTCTGAAACGTATCCGGGAACCCAGCCAGGGCCGCCACGGCGCTATCATCCAGCGTCAAAACACACCCTTCGAGTTCCTCAATACTCCGCATTTTTTCTTCAATAACGCGCAGCAATATCCGCTTTTCCGTAGCCACAAACGCCTTCGACGCCCATGGACCAAACTTACCGCCCTTCTTGCCACGGCCAAAAACAATCCATTGTAAATTATTGTAACCAATAGCAAATCTATCGTTTAACTGTAAAAAAACTCTCTCTCGCATTTTTTTCTCCTATCACCGAGCCATTTAAACGTGGCCACAGCGTCATTAGGGTGGGGGGGGGCTAGTAGGGGACCCTTTACCCTCTAACACGCACCAGCGCGAGGCTGAGGGGCTCTCAGACGATTCTACGGGCACCCCATACCCCCCATTTCACACCTGCGCCTCCCGAATCGCGTCTTTCATCAATTGTTGCTGATCGCTGTATTCACGATCTCCGGCTTTTAGAACGCCGACAATCCATTCGGTCGGGTTTGATTTACCGGCGGCTTCCTGAATGACCCTGAACGCATCATCCGTTCCCTTCAACTTCCGAAGCTTCGTGATTAATCCACCGGACCCCCTTCCAAGAACCTTCCTGCCCGCATCGAATAAAATTTTCTCAGGCGACGAGTCGCCCTTTACGTTAGTAAAGGTAGAGTCTAGTTCTGGTTCTGGTTCTGCGTCGGGACTCCCGCTCTTTTTCTCGGGAGTCCTGTCAACACTCCCGTCAGCACTCTCGACACCACTCCTGTCGGGACTGTTGGTTTTCGCCGCTCCCTTACGTCCACCACTGGATTTCTTTTTCCATAAATCGAAGGCTTTTTCCGCTTCACTCATGGCGCGACTGTTGGCGAGACTCCCGTCGGGACTCCTGTCGAGTTTCCCGGCGACCACCAAATCATCTACATATTGCTGCCAGTCGTCCAGATCACCCAACATGAGAGGTAATTCAGTCGCCGGACACGGTTTTGCGAAATCCCATACATAGGCGCAAATGTCAAAGTAAACCGACTTGTGAATCCTGGTCATTCGTGATGTCCCGGCGAGCCAATCCGATGTGTAAAATGCTACATAACTGTGTCGTTTGTGGCCCATTAAACTGCGACTCCGTTAATGGTTGTGTGGTCGCCGTGTCGGCAAGCGACACACATCCGGTTATGATTCCCTTCGGAAATGAAATTCTTGCCGCAGGTCATACAAGGACGGAGCTTCCGAAACTTGGTCCTTGGCCTGCCAGGGGGGCTGTGTCTTATCCTTTTGATTTTAACCGGTTTCACGGTAACGTCGAAAGGAGCCGCAATACTCCCGATTGGGTGTGGTTGAGCCTTGGGGCCGCCAAGAATTTCCTCCCTGATATCCTTGACGGCTTTCATGATGGCGGGATATTTGGCCCACTTTAGTCGGAATTGCTCGACGGCATAAATGACGGAACTATGATTTCGTCCCATGGCCGCCCCGATTCCGGGGTAACTATTATCAGTTAATTCCCGCGCCAGCCAAGCAGCGGCATGACGGGCAATCACATAATTCCTAACCCGGCAATCATCGTGTAGGCCTTCAACCGGCACGCCGAAAACCCGGCCCACGACTTCGATGATGTTTTCTACTGTCGTGCGTTTTTTTATCAACGCATCCTCTTATCGAACACGGTGGACGGGAACGCCCGCCGCCTCCGCTTGTGAAATCATGTTTTCCGTCCCCCGCCCTCCGGGGAAGGCAATCACAAGATCGGGGCTGTAATCATCCAACATTCGTTTGTTGCGTATTGGGCCAGCCGCCCGTCCGTGTCGCTTCCAATCCGCCCTTACAGTTGTTCCTTCGCACCGGCATTTACGCCACTCTCTAGCTAGGGCGTCGGCCCCTGTCGCGCCGCCTTCAATTAACTCTGTGATGTGGTGGCGGCCCAAGACATTAAACACACGGTCTTTATCTGCGTAATTTCTCCCGCCGCACACAATAACCCTCAACGCACCCTCCTGTGTAAGTTCATGGCTACCAGCGCACCAGCCGCGCCGCCGAGGCCAAGGGCTGCCCCAAGGAAAAACAGCGGCCAGAAACCGTCGCCCTGCACCGCCGAAACGCTGACCGTCCCGATAATGAAAACCTCCGCCAAGCCCATTCCGAGACTGATCGGGGTTATCCACCAGACTTTGTGATGGACTACGTTAAGCTGTTGAATCGCCTTCAAAAAAACGTAAATGAGCGACGCCCCGGCGGCGGATAGGTAGATCACCGCCACCCCTCCGGTATTTTCAAACAGCGGAATTGACCCTTCATCAGAATCGGAACCGGGTTGTCCTTGATGTATTTCGTGCATTCCCCGGGGGCCGTGAAAGACTTGATGCTTATCATGTGAAGATCGGGTTCCGTGCCGAAGATGAAAACGAGGAGGACAAGGGTCATTCACCCCTCCCGTAAAATACCGTGCCGTCAAGCCATTGGTGGTGGGGCCTTGGTGAATTATCAAATAAATACCAAGCGCAGTTCTCGAATCCCTTTTTGCCGTTCTGCATCCAGGACACCCGGCCAACGGAAACGACCTTTCGGCAATACTTCATGAACGGCCCCATGCGCTTGTTGTGCATCAGGTCAGCGTTTAGCAAAAGCCAGGTGGGCGCGAGGTTTGCTAGGTGGGGGATGAGTTTTGATAGAGTCGGCCAAGACCACGGCGGGTTCGTGATGAACATATCACCGTCACAGCGCGGAATATTTAAGGCATCAACTGATGGCCAGCCATCAATTATGGGCGCAACATCTGAACACTCTATACAGTGGTGCCCGTGGCTCTCAAGCCAAGTGATTAACTCCCCGCCGCCCATGCAGGGTTCATCAAACCGTGTTCCTTCTTTTAGGTGCGGCAATAGCGGCACAACCCCCTCATAGGGGGTCGGGTAGAAGTCTCGCGGCTTTCGCTCAAAGTTTGACCGCTTACCCATCATGCGCCTCATTTGTTCTCACCGAATACAGTATCGTGTTCTGCCCATTTCTGACAACAGGCACAGTCGGGCTCAAAATCTGGGCATCGCGACCCCCAAAGGCGATGAATATACAGCCACGAAATGAAGCGGTCTAAAAAACCAAAAAGGTTCATTTTACCCCCAATAATTCAAACCAAATCCTTTCGGGCACAACGTAAAGCGGCTTTCCGCGATCCGCCCGGACCACGAGAAAGTCATTGTCTGCAAGGGCTTGGAATAGCGCGGGGAGTTTCGCCCGCCGCTTAGCCTCCCCGATAAGGGGCGCGTCCCGTCCGGGAATATACACATCTATGTCGTGGGATTTGTCGGCTCCGAACTGGCCTAGGCGGGCGTCTATCCGCATGGCGGTTATGCCGCGTTCCTTGTGGGCATTAACGGTGGCCCTTTCAAACGCGCTTCCCTTGTTCTTTGATGCGTTGGGCATCTAACCCCCTAGTTTTTAGCGGTTCCTGGGGTGAATTCTGACCACCCAATCTCCGGTAGCCAAACCCTGTCGCCAGCCCGTAGATCAAGTCCACTTGCCCATTCTAGTGCCACTTTTCGGCCTTGGGGGGCGGTTGTTTCCACATCGAACAGCGCCTCTATTTCCTTCGGGCAAACATGGTCCATTATCTAACCCCCTTAAATTAGGTGGAGCGCGGCACGGCGTCTGACTAAACCGCCGTGCTTGTTTCCTTGGTTGGCCGTTACCGGGAACCACCCGGCCCAAGGGAATAGAGGCTTCCTCCGCGCTCCGAGGCGGGAATTGAGGCGGCTACCTCGCTTCCCGCATGAATTATTCCAATCCCTCACCTTCGGTGTATGTGATCGTGACGGGAACACAGGCTATTCTGTCTTTACAAGAAGATATGGTTGCCTCGCGCTTGTTGAGATATAGTGCCATTGCGCGGGTTGGAGATGGATACACATTCGTCCACCGTGTTATGGTCTTGGGAGTGGGTTTGATACGGTATTCTAAATAAGAATGCCACAGCGGCTCACCAACCACAGACCTCCACTTATCCGTACCCGGCGCAAACGAATATTCAACCTCCGCGCCATCCAGCCACGCATCGAATACTACTTTGTGCTTCTTGATTCCCTCGCGGTTCATTTCAACCTCCAATTAGGTGGAGCGGGCCGGACGCTACCCGGCTTATCGCCTACACGACTATCGGGGTGGACAATAACCAATAGCGAATTGGCACCTTCTGTTCCACACCACCGCCGCTCCATAAATCTCTAAACTGGCGGGGGTGGGCTGTGCACCGCCCTTGTGGTCAAAACCACTAACCCCCAGACCTAGCCGTATCGAACGGCTTCCCCTTTGCGCCAGGGGCGCACTCCACGCTCGGCCCATAAATCTTTAAACCAAGATACCAGTGCTATCTCCTGAATAAAAAGAGGGCCGGAGCCCTAAGGTGCTGCGCTCTTGAGGGGAGCTACAGATTTATTTCCGTGTAAATACAAGAAGAAAGGCGGTTGTTTAGAACGGCTCAAGAAACCTTCTTGTAAGATGAGGGGTCGGTTTCTCGCACTTTTTCCTTGTATTCGTCAATGTGTTTCATTACTCTATCCACCATCCGCAGGGAGCAGGAACGGCCACCACGAATGTCGGAAACGAAGTTGGGATCGCCGACCACTTCTATACCAAAGCGCGACGGCGGGACTTGATTTTTTCGCAGGAAAGCCTCCACCCTCTCCACAAAAATGTTCTGAATGCTGTTCATGTGGTATATATTAATAGGGAATTTCCTCAGACGCAAGAAATTTATTTAGGTATTTTTTTGTTGCAAGAGTAGGAAAAATCCTTTACTATTTTGTAAATCAAACAGGACAACAGGAGAGAAGTAAATGATTTTTCAGCAAAAGACGAGTAAATCCAACGAGTCAGGGGGGGCGGTCGTTCCCATTTTCCCCAGTGACACTCTGGAAGGTTTCAGAAATACCCTGGAATCACTGATTGCCGACCCCGGCCCTGTTCCCTTCCATCAACTGACCCTCGATCCAGACCGGGCCAAGATCGTGCTTGAGTATTATCCCGATCCATCATCCGGTTACAGGCAGCGTCCCAAGAAGCCAAAGGTCATTACACGATACGCTTGTCAAATGACCGTAGGCGAATGGCGGGATACCTTGATTCCGATCATCTTTACGGCTTCCGGGTTTCTCGGAGACGGTCAGCACCGGCTGAACGCAATTATCGAATCCGGCACCACCATTACCTGCTGGGTGGGCTTCGGCGACGACGACTTAAATTTCTTCGTCTACGACACCGGTTCAATCCGCACCAACAACGACATCTTTTCCATCAAAGGTGTCCCCAACGCCAGTCTAGTTTCTGCGGCAGTCCACTGGGTCAACGCCTACGAATGCAGACAGATCAGCGTTGGGAAATCTCCCACCGGTGCCACCTCAACCCGTGAACGTGCCTACAAATTCTATCTTGAACATGCCGACCTGCAAGCCAGCACACATGCTGGACACCTGTTCGGCCATAAACGACTCTCAAGTCCGTCCATCATGACCGCCCTGCACTATCTGGCGGCCAAGAAGAGCCGGGCCCAAGCCGATGTCTTCTTTAAGAAGGTCGCTACGGGCGTCGGCTTTGAGAGCCAGCGGGACCCGGCATACAAGCTCCGGGAAAAACTGCTGGACAAGAACAACGGCCCGGCCACCCGCGCCGACTTGGTGAAGCATGTCGTTCAGGCTTGGAACGCATCTCGCACTAACAAGCCGGTGGGGCGCTGGAGTCGGGGTTCTGACAACTCTTTCCCGAGGTTCATCTAATGGATTTCGGGGAAGTGTATCTGGATGCCGTAACATTTGGAGAGAGGATGCGGCAATTGGACCCGGCCAAGGTGAAAGCCTTGGTCGGTTCCATCCAGGAAATCGGCCTCCAGCAGCCCATCAGCATTTGGACGCCAAACGAGCATACGTGCGTGCTGGTGAGCGGGCTCCACCGGTTTGAGGCCGCCAAGGAACTGGGCTGGACCAAGATATCGTGTGTTTATGTCGATCTGGACAATATCGACCGACAGATACTTGAAATCGACGAGAACCTAATCCGTTCCGATCTGACGGAATTGGAGAAGGCGGATCACATTGCCAAGCGCAAAGAGCTTTTCGATCTCAAGCGTGCTACGGATATCCCCCCCATCCTGGACAGGCGGGAAGAGGTGGGTGGGAAAAGTTTGCCCACCCACCTCGACTCATCTGGCAGACCGAAAACCCCACAGCAGGAAAAGGGTTTTGCTGCTGATGTCGCGGAAAAGACCGGCGTATCCAAGCGCGGCGTGAATCAAGCCATAGCCCGTGCCCAAAAAATCGACCCCAAGGTGAAAGCCGAAATCATTGATCTGCCAGTCGCCGATACCGGCGTGGAGTTGGACGCCCTTGCCAGCATGACACCGGAAGAGCAATCGCAGGCCGTGGAGCGGGTCAAGAGCGGGGCGTCAGTAAATATACGCGAGGCCAAGGCTTTCATCAAAGGCAACGAAGACGAGTTGGCTGAAGAGCGGGTGGAGAAAGAGCTTGCGGCAATGAAAAGCGCCTGGAACAAGGCCAGCGAGGCGGCCCAAGAGGCGTTTTTGCTTTGGATGAAAAAAGACCTTGAAACCCAGCTAAGAAAGAAAAAGGCAGGATGAACGAGCTAGAGAAGAAGATTTTAGATTATTGGTCCCTGTCGATGGAGCTTATGAAGGGGCCGTCATACAAAAAGAGATATACCCTGTTAAGAAAGTTGCGGGAAATCCGCGACAACACACAAAACGCGCACCTATGTAAGGCTGCTTCCAAGACGGTGGATATAACCAAGATTGGGATCACCGGAATTGTCGATTTGGTGCTGGCCGACAACAGGGTGGAGCCGCCGTCAGATGTGGAGACGACATGACTGAAGAAAAGAATTTCGCCGAGGAGTTTGCGGGCTACCTGGCCCCGGAGCGTGAATTTGAAAAAGAGGCCCTGTTGGAAGACCTGCGGCGTATCTCGCTAGGCTTCGGGGCCCTGGAGAGGTTACTGGAGAAATTGGCGAGGAAACTTTAATGAGCGCATACGGAAAGGTGCCCGCGCCGCACATGGAAGGCGCAATAGAGAGATACATCGAACACAGGATTTATCCCGGGGGTTTTATGGCCGCGCTTCTTTCTAATGATCTAATCGGCGCGTTTGCTCGCGCCGACCACATCAATAGCGAAAAGATGCGAGAGTGGTCGGAATGGCTCTACAACGCAAAAATCCCTCATGAATGTTGGGGGTCGGCTGAGAAAGTAGCCAAGTGGCTTGAGGGCGGCAATGACGATTAAACTTTATAATGGCGAAGTTGAATTGGAATTTGACGAAGCCAAGCACCTTTACTACGCCAACGGCACACTGGTTGACCTGTCCTGTTCCGGTGCGCCTTACCCGCTGGAGTTTAGCTTGGCCGCAGGGTGGGCCGCCAAGATGATCGGCGAGGAACTGGATAAACGGATTATCCCTGGCAAGAAATACACCTTCGATGAAATCCAGAAGAAGGAATTTATCAAGACCATCAAAGGAGCGTGGAGGAAAAGGCGTGACCAAGCGGCGGATATCGGAACCCTTGTTCATGAGTTTCTGGCCGAAGTGGCATCGGGAAAAACTCCAGAACTTCCAGTCAACAAAAAGGCCGCCAAGGCCTGTGAAGAAGCCCTCTTCTGGTATCAAGAAACCATAAAGGAGCCCATTGCCGCCGAGGCCAAGGTCTATTCCCGGGAACACAACTACGCCGGGACGCTGGACCTGGACGCCAAGACGATTCGTGGCCGGGCCATCGTGGACTGGAAGACCGGCAACCGGGTCAAGAAATACGGTGTAAAGCCGGAACATCTTGGCCAGACGGCTGGCTATCAGAATGCCCGCCAAGAAGAGGGTTATGGCCCTTACGACCTTCGCATCATCGTCCGTATCGACCGGGACACCGGAGAGATCGCGGTGCATGAGGCGTGGGATTTCGAGAGGGATTTCGAGTCCTTCAAAGCCGCGCTGACGCTCGGCAGGTTTGTTAACGCAGTTAAGGCAACATCTTAGGAGAAAGACATGAGAATTTCAGGAGCATTCCCGTCCGACTACTTGAAGGCGGCTGACCTGCAGGGCAGGCCTTTCGTCCTCACCGTGAAATCGATCATCATCGATAAGATCGGCGACGACCAGAAGCCCATCGTTTATTTCAACGAGACGGAGAGGGGGTTGGTTCTCAACAAGACCAACGCCAACAACATCTCTGTTATTTACGGCGACGAAACGGATATGTGGGTCGGCAAGCAGATCGAGCTTTATCCAGCCACCACCGATTATCAGGGGCGCACGGTTGATTGCGTGCGGATCAGGGCACCACAAGTGCGGCAGGCACCGATGCAGCAGCCAACGCCGCCGCCGCCGCAGCAGCAATGGGGTGGGGGGGAAGCATATCCGGGACCGGGACCTGGCGAATTAGATGATGAGATACCATTCTAGGAAATTTCCTATACAGATATGAAACCAATCAGATCAAAAAAGCATCTGCTCTGGGTTAGGGAGCATTGGTGTATTGGGTGTGCCAAAGGGGGCCTCTCTTGGGCTGGGCGGGTAGTGAGCGTCGCTCACCACCTGCTCCGCTCAGGAGTTAGGGGGTGGGGGTTAAAAAGCGCAGATCAGTTTTCCATCCCCGTATGCCCCAAACACCATAGGGAAATCCATGATTGTGGGGATGATTCTGAATATGTATGGGCGGCCAAGAAGCTGGCTCTGTCCAGCCCAGACAACAGGATCGTTGAAGCCGCGAGGATGCAGTGATGGGTGAGTTGACAAAGATTGCTTATTTTCTCGCTTGGGCCGCCTTCTTCATGGTGTGTATAGTTTTATTTTGGGGCGACCCCGATTTATGGGATGCTTTTTGGAAGTGGCGTGGGTGGTGGATAAGGGTGTGGGCGTGATGGGCGGCGGGGGAAGTGGCGTGATATTGGGCATCTTGAACGCGGTAGTGGTTGTCGCGGCCTCTATGTTGGCGGGGCTGGTGTGGGGCAATTATTTAACCCCGAGTCACCCGTCATTATTTTGGATTGGTGTCGGGATTATTTGGGGTGTGGTTATACAGGTGGTGCTAAAGGACCCAGAATGACTGAAATGATTGATCGAGTATTAGATATAATGCTGTCTCGCGGCCTTAACGCGACACAAGATGACGCCCGCGCCGCCATTGAGGCCATGCGGGAGCCGTCTGGGGCGATGAGCAATGCTGGGTGGCGGCAAATCAGTGCGGCGACCGACCCAGACGCCGTTTATCAAGCCATGATTAACGAGGCCCTGAAAGAATGAAACTCACAGAAACGGAAGATTTGGACAACTAATGAAAGTTTACGTTCGCGTCGGCAACAATGCGCTTCACCCCGTAGGGGATGTGGCAGAGGAGTTCTTCGCCAAACTTAAGTGGGGCATGGATATGCTGGTCACAATATCCAGGCCTCGAAATCTAGCTCATCACCGCAAATTCTTTACCATGGTCCACAAGGTTTTTCAGAACCAGGAAGTTTACAGAAGTGAGGATGATTTATTGGACGCTCTTAAAATAGCCATCGGCCATGTAAAGAGGATTATCGTTAAGGGCGTAGAACACGTAATTCCCAAGTCAATTTCATTTGCCAAAATGGACCAAGATGAATTCGACGATTTTTACAAAAGAGCCGTTGATTTCGTAAGAACGGATGTGATCCCGGGCCTGGGTGTGGCTGAACTGGAAAATGAATTGGCTGGGTTCTGATGCCGACTTATTATAGGCCTGGAGAGCGAAAGAACATCAAGCACTGGATTGCCAGGGGGCGTATCCAGGGCGAAGAACACGAACACACGGCGCGGCAGGCGAAGAGCAGGAGAGATGCCCAAAGAAGCTGGGAACGATACAAAGTAGCCATCATCGCTGCTAACGGCGGGCCCCAGGTAGGAGGCAAGACCTTTGGTGACGCCTATGTTTTATACAGGGCGACGGGAGGGCGCAGCCCCAACCAGATCAGATATATCGAAAGGATGCTGCCGGAACTGGAACACCTGCCCCTTGATGGCATAACAACCGGCATATTACACCGGCTTGCAATCGGCCTATACCCGGGCGCGGCCAATTCAACAAGGAACAGGCAGGTCTTGGTCCCCGCCCGTGCCGTCATCAACAAGGCTGCGGAAAGTGAATGGTGTTCACATATCAGGGTAAGAAAGCTGCCTGAGGTGAAGCCAGCGAAGCGCAGGCCAGCCAAGGGCACAGAAGAATTGTTGCTGGAGAACACGGAAGGATACCAGCGTCTTTACCTCATGATGATATTTAGACAGGGGTGGAGAATGTCGGAAACGATAAATCTTAACTGGAGTGATATTGATCTGCAAAGACGAGAATTTAGTCTTTATATACCAAAATCCAAGACCACAAAGCCGGTGCCAATGCACAACGATGTATTCGAGTTGCTGGTGAACATAGAGGTTAAAGAGGGGCCGGTGTTTCCGTGGGCTCACCCGTCAAGTGTAAACGAATGGCTGACAAGGTTGAGGAAAAGACTTGGGGTAAAATTTACGTCGCACATGGCTCGACATGAGTGGGCATCTGCTCGCAATCAAGACGGCTTTACTCCTTCCGACATGGTGCAGGCGGGGTCTTGGACTAGTCCGGCTTCGTTATCTTCTTATCTTGATGTGGACATGGATCATGCGAAGAATGTTCTGCATAGAAGGAGGGGAGCGGTGGCATGAAATATGTTCATGATTAAGGAAATTTATTAATGCCAACAATACTATTGGTCATCCTGATATACACTAACGGGGTGTGGTATATCCCTGATGGATACTCCCCCCGGGAACAACCCTCAATGGAAGTGTGTGAGCGAAGGGCAGCGTTTGTCAGGGCGACTATCAATGGCCGGGCCGTGGTGGATTGCGTGGAGGAACGAGAAAAATGAAAACCTGGCTGTTGATATTCCTTCTCGTTGAACCGTCGGGAAACGAGCGATTGGAAGCATGGTCCTACCCAACACTGGAATTGTGCAGGGAGTATGAAGCTGTGATCCGGGGGCTTGACGCGGGGCGGTTAGTGTCGCGGTGTAAACTGGTGAACGTGTCCCCTGTTAAGGAACGAGACAATGAGTGACATTGTTGATCGGCTTCGCAGCGACCGCAATAGGTATTCCCGGCGTGCGGATATTGAGCAACAGAACCTCCGCTATGAAGCGGCTGACAAGATCGAACAGATGTTAGGCAAGGTTGAACGGCTACGGTATCTCTGCCGCCGCGCCGTTTGGACAATCGAAGAATGGTATGCCCAGGATCAGGGTGATGTTATCGGGGATCAGACAGCAAGGGAGGCTGCTCACCGTGAGGTTGCGGTAGTGCGGGATATAGACGCCGCGCTGGCAGGGGAACGAGACAATGAGTGACCAATGTCCGAAAAGTCGCCTGACGCGCTCACAAATAAAGCCATTGCCGGAACGCTTACGTGAGGATGCCCGGATACTTCGTGCGGCAGGGGGTTTCCCAATCACAACAGTAGAGTGTGAGGAGGCCGCCACCGAGATTGAACGGCTGCTGGCCGAGATTGAGCGGCTGCGGAAAAGTGTTATTGAGGCCAACCAGCGGGTGCGGGAATTATTGCAGGATTCGGGGGAACGAGACAATGAGTGATATACTTAACCAACTGCGTGATTTGTTACCGGTAACAAAAAACATTTGTTTCCGGTAACAAAAAGATAGATTTATTTTCTCATTAGGTTAAGGAACTTTCGGCATCATGGTAAAATGGGTGTAGGAAGATAAAAGGAGGCCAACATGAGGATCACAAAGTTAAAAAACGGCTACCGTATCAAACTGACTGACCTAGAATATGATGCCCTTCGCCAGGCGGCTGGTAACGGAAGCAACGGGGTTGACGCGCAAGATTTGGGGATTACGGGGCGGGGTGGTGTGTGTGCCTATAACCGGATAGCTCTGTGGGCTTTTAATGGGGCGGTGGATGAAAATCGGCGGGGCGATTTAAGCAATATGGCAATCTAAACGATTAGGAACGAGACAATGACTGACTGGCAACTAATCGAGACAGCGCAGAAGAATGGTTTAGAAATCATCTTATATGACGGCCACGGTGTATTCGCGGGCTATTGGGAAGGCACCCCCAATTACTGGAATGAAACCGGCTGGCAAGAAGAAGGCGGACGGGGAGGTATGTTCTTTTCCCGGCACCCGTGTAAGCCTACCCACTGGATGCCAATGCCGAGTGGGCCTCCAAAGGAACGAGACAATGAGTGACCTTCCACGCCGACTTCGGGAAACAGCGCACCACAAACAAAACCAAGGCACCCCGCGCCCAACAAGGCTGCTTTGTGAATCCGCTGACAAGATTGAACGGCTGTTGGCGGTGCTGGGGGGGGTCGAAACATTGATGATGGCCGTAGAGCCCCGGAGCCACAAGTCCGAATACATGGACACGTTGCGAGTGGTGCGGGAGGCCTTATCGGAGGAACGAGACAATGATTACCGTATCCATCTTGATTAACGGCCACCCAATCTATACCAGAAGCGCGGTCAATGTCGGAGAAGATGCCAATTACCCGGGACGCCACCGCTACGCGCTAGACGATGGTTCGGAACTGATGCACACCCGCGATGATGGGGCGGTGCCACTAGCCATCCAGATGCTTGGAACCATTAAAGAACAGCTATCATAGGGAACGAGACAATGACTATAAACGGTGGACTACTTTTGTTCGTCTTTCTGATGATATGCGCCATTGTGTTTCTTGGCGGTCACGAGGACGGTGATGGTGGAAGTGGTCAGTGAACAACTGACGAGCGAGTAGAGGAACGAGACAATGACTGACTCGTCGATGGTTATTCTCCCCTAAACTTATCCCATCGGAACGGCGGCGGCGTGTTGGCCTCCTTGTCGTATTCAACAAAGAGATAAATCCAGATTGCCAGGGCGGCGACAAACACAAGGGTTCCGAACCAGGTCATTCCAGTTCCTTGCGCCAATAAAGGCTGCGCTTGAACGCCCATTTATTACATGGCGAATACAGCTTAAACCCGCAACTTATCAGGGAGTTCGACGACGCTAGGTTTTCCGGGGTAGTGTCTGTAACAAGCCAATTCCAGCCAAGGATTCTGGCTTTCTTCTCCCGCACCCTAATCAGGCGTTTTTGCAGCCCTTGTCCTTGGTGGGGCCAAGTCACCCCGACGCGGCACAGGTATCCGCAATCAATGTATTTGTTTGAATGATGAAGTCCGGCAAACCCCGCCGGTTTGTTGTTATGTGTTATCAGCCACCAGTAGCCGGTTTCAATTTCGCTTTTTTTAAGCCGCTTGCCATCGAACAGCTTTTCGTGCATCGTCTGAATGTCGTCTGCAAAGCGGTCATCGACCGCTGTGATGCAGTATTTCACCAGAGATTCCCCCTCATCAGCCAGCGGCCAACAAGATAGCCGACAAAAACCAACACCATGACACCCAGGATGATCCCGAAAAACGCGCTTACCACACAGCTCATGGTGCCTCCAATACGGGTTTGATGTTTCTGGCAGCCGGGCCGCCGAACAGTTTCAGGGCGTTGACCCACATGGCGCGGCGCGGCCACCACATGCCATCTTCTTCTAGGATGCGCCCGAGTTCCTCATCCGCCACCGTGCGCCATTCGGGTTTCAGGAGCCCGTTACGCAACAGTTGGTAAATCGAATCGTGGTAAAGCGACCCGCGCATAGAGTTCTTGCTGTCGTAGGTTGGCCCCGACGCCCCGTCCCAGGCATACCCGGCCTCGACGATCAGCGTTCCGTCTTTGAACAGTTGCAGGAAGCGGGTGGAAACGTCGCGGTCGGGTCGGACCTTGGTCTTGAATGTCTCGCGCTCGGATAATTGGTATTTGTAGCCGTCGCGGTAGAACATCACAGCCCCTTGAGCAATTCCCCGAGTTTAACCAGCATATCCCCCACGGCATGGATACTTTCCGGGGATACCCCGAACAGGGTCAACAGCCCGCCGACCACACCTAGGCCAGCAGCCTTCTTGGGGTTGTCGTCGGACTTCCCGGCTAAGAAACCTAGCCCGGTTTGGCCCTTGCGGAGCAAAAATGGTATAAGTTTCAACACGGAGACCTCCTATATCAAAATGGCGATGGTAGCTGAAATAACAATTGCGGCTGGTGTGAGTTCAGACAGGCATAAGCCGCCCTCGATGCCAAACCATCGGGCGGCTTCAACAAACAGGCCACAGTGCGTGGCGTCTATGGGACTTTGGGCCAGCCCATTTTCCTAAACCTCTCAACGGTAATAAAATTATATAACATTATATCTCTAAAAAACACCTAACGCGAATATACCTTATTTTTCAATTAGTTGATCTGGTAGTCCGGCTATTTCCTCCAAAGACCACACATGGTCGGCAATTCCGACATCCATAGCCGGAGTAACACGAAGGCTCTGGCAACCCGTATCGGGGGAATGCCTACCTTCGTAACCGCACAGGGCTAGTTTTAGTGTCCTGTTGTTCGTCGGATTTCAGTGAACGCCCACGAAAGGGAGAGTTGATATTGTATTCTGCTCCTGTAACACCCATCCGACGCAATTCGCGTAGGGTGGCAAGCCCCTTGTTAAGATTATTCTCGTCCACCTTTGGGTTTGCCGCAATTAAGTCCTTTGTTTTCTGCTGTTCTGCCATTTTAACCCCCAGAAAACGGGACAAATTTTCCGTCCCTGTGAAGCACGTTTTCCAACCTTACGGTCATTTTGGCACCCGCAACGACCGAATACTACTAAAAAATCGGGCCCCGCAATCTTAGCTATCCGTTCCCGGAGGTGCTACCCAAGAGCACTTTCGCCAAGCAAGGGGCCCGATTTAAACATCCGAGGGTGTATTCCTCAGCGGAAAGGGGGATAATAGCAAATATCCACACCCCCGTCAACTGCGTTGTGCCTTTTGGGTCGAAATATGCCAGATTTGGCATAACCGACTTTATCCCCATTATTGGGGAATTATGCTACATGCGGTCCAGAGAGCGATCCAAGGACGGGGATTTGTGCAGTTGTCTTTTCACCCCGAAAACGCACCAGCGGGCAAATTTGGGCCTCCTGGGGCCTATTTGGGGTATATTTAAACCCCGTTTACCATCCGGCGGTAGTCCAGGACATACTTAGGGGTGGTCCCGGCCCCCAGGTGGGTGTTCCAGACCCGCTTCCAATACGCCGCCTGTCCCTCCAGGTCCTCGGGGATCGGCTCCGGGTCGGACCAGTATCTAACCCGGCACATAGCTGTGGCGTAGTTGAGATTGCCTATCAACTGCCGTTCTGGGGTGGGGTAAAGGGAAAGAAGGCTCCGCACCGACGAAGCCATGCTGTGGTGGTTTTTCATGTATCGCCAGGTATCGGAATGAGTCTTTGGCTCCATCTGATAAAAGCCAAGGGCTGGCCCCTCCGGGTGCTGTCTCAGGTGCCTCAACCCGCTTTCGACGACAGCCGTGCCTACAACCAAATCCTCGGCGGGCTGTGACCACATGCCGAGATAGCGAAGGATCGGTCCGACTACATCATTTCTTAGGTGTTCGGGATTTAGTCCGTTTGGCATGAAATATCCCCGCTATGATAATTGCCTTTTTTGCCCATTTGATAAAATCATCATGGTAAAATTCCTTTACATGAGTCTCATCGTGTTCGTCGATCAGAACAACGGCGACTCCATCAGGGCTTTCCTTCAAAAGTAATTTTGGGGTCATAGACGCCATGTTCCGTTTATGATGTTAAGAAGACTTCTTTTCCCGTTGCCGTAATGAACACAGTGAGTGTTCAGCCAGGATGATGGGCCTGAATTATAATTAAGTCTCAGGTATGTGCTGGTTCCGACCTGGTAACAGCCTTCATAAATCCCGGGGGAATGACCATGTGCCACCGTTGACCTGATACCAATTTTGGAAAACCCGCGTATGTTCCCACGTGCCCCGTTCAACCCCCTGTCGCCGTGCATGCCGACCTCGACACCCTTGAGGACGCAGCTTTCATCACGACTGAGGAATTTTAACTTAGATTTTACAAGCTGTTTGGCCCAATAAAGAAACGGGTCCACGGAGGCCCCGCCCGATATGCTCATGCGAGCAGATCGAACGACAGCCAACGCGGTTTCCAGATAAAACTCTGCGTTCTCCGGGTCGTTGCGCCAGTCGCTTTCCTTTATCCAGCGAGCCAGGGCTTCTGGATGATTCGACGGGACCAATATGTTCTGGGTGTATCCGGGTGCATGAATGTCAATAAAGCTGCACGCCCTTTCAACCTCAGCTCTAACATCTCCCAATCCTGACCTGTGTTTAATTTGGGCAAGAATTGGATCGCCCCTGTGGTGGTGACTGCGTGAATAAAAGTCCAACAAGTCATGCCAAACAAGGTTTTTTGGCCTTATCGTTTTCACCATGCAATCCGGTGCAGTAAAGGTGGCGGCGATTACCCTTGGGTCGATAAAATCAACATGAGTATCGCCCATAACAAGGGCCTCTGCTTGTGGGGCACGCTTAACACCATCCTTTGTGGCCTCCTTGTCAAGATCGTTAAATGACCCATCCCTGCAGGCGATAATCTGGCGAAGATGAAAAATATCGCGCCCCACCTCTACCATTGCCGCGCCGAACGTGTGGTGGAATTCCCCCTTTTTCCCGGTTTTGGTATCAGAATAATTCAACACCGTAACAGCACCGGTCGTGACCATGATCTTCGGTAATTTATGATGCGGTGTCGGAATGGTAATAAGCTGGACCTTTGGATGACCAACAACCCCTGATCGTTCTCCAGTTATGCTTTCCAGTCCGGTTAGCGGGGACACCGCCGTTGGTTGAACCTTGATATCAGCAAGAATGGTCAGGTATTTATTGAGATCGAACCTCCCGTCATAGAGATGGGGGGACAGTTGCTCATCCCACCATTCGTTGGTTTCGTTTTGTTCGGACCATAGAGAGGTTGGATTTCTGTAGCGGAACGGGATTACAATTAGCTCCGCACTTATATGTCTAGCGTAGTTTCGTAGGGCATCAAGGAAGGGCCCAAAAACTGGTGTGGCATTCTGCGCCGCAGTTATCAGGTATTTTTTTGATCTTGGTATTTTTGAAGAAAACTCGACGCTTGGTGGCTTGGAAAGGTGTGGATTTGTTGGTCGATAGCCACACTCCTGACACTTGTGGCGCTGGACTCCCGATTGCCTTCTGCCGTTCTTAACAATCCTTGAACTACCACAATTGAGACATTTTTTGTCTGACATGGGGGCTCTCTCTGATTGTTTAAATCCGAAAGCCTCGCTGGGGGTTATGTTTTTTTCTGTTCATGTGGGCCATTGGTGGCGTTTATATACACGTAAATAGTCGCCACATCAAAAAGGCTGGCTGCCCATATCTCTCCCGGCCCCGCCTGTGAATTTATGGTTGCCTCAAGTTTCTTAAGCATCCCCGGAAACGGGAAGCTCCACGAAACGCACTGGCCGGTTCTTGTGTATTGCGTAAACAAAAGATTTGATTCTTCCGTGCTATACACACTGATCTCGGCAATCTCGTTCAAGGTGTCTAGGTCTTTGCAAAACCCATTAACGTGAACCGTATCGCCGACCATCCACTTCCCGGCCAGCGCCGGAGTTATAAAGAATACCACTAGAATTGCAGCGAGAATCATTTTTTGCATTGGGCCCATCCTTTATCCACCTATTTTAACCTTAAACATCGACCACGCTTCCCGGGCCGCCGTGGCGAGAACACCGGCCCCTATCGTGACGGCTATAAGAACACCCGTGCCCTTGCTTTTCAGGGCCTTGAAGTCCTCGATGTGCTTGTGATGTTCTTCCACCCGCTTCACTACCGTCGGCAGGCAGGCAAGCCGGTTGTTCATGTCGTCCAGCTTGTCGAATATCTTGGTCTGTTGAACAGTGGCTATCTTTACCGATTCCTCCAAGTGACCAATCGCTCTGGATACATCGTCAATGCTATTCATCGCGCCACTCCGGCAACTGCATGAACGCTGGATCGCGGGTAACGGAAACACCGGGAAGGCTGTTTAGTTTTCTGGCCTCTTGTGGGGTTATCCGGCTGGACCCGAAAAACGCCAGCGTCTTGTCCTTGTTGAAGCGGGGAGTGCCGAGTTCCTCATCCAGCAGCCGGTTTAATCGGCGGTAAGCAGTCCTCGCCTCGCTGTGGCGAGCCGTGGGGATGATTATCCAGACGATCATGGCTTCACCCTATGCAAATCATCTATCCATGTTGGGTCGTTGGTGGCCGCTTCATCGTCTGAGCCTAAAAAGAAATCACCCCCGTCGAAGCTAAAGTATTCACCGCCTACCCAATAATGTTCTGGCTCTCCCCTTAAACGCCATACCAGAGAAGCAAAAAGACTAGCCAGCCAGAACCGAATTTTCCAAATCATAATCCGAACCTCGATTTTGAAAGATCGTAGAAGCTGTCGCATTGGGCCTTGGTCCAGCTAACAGAGGACATTCCCCAGCCGTAAACACGGGCACCGTTGGATAGTTTATTGCCGCCTGTGCTGGCCTCAACACCGCCAATGTCAAGCGCGGCAGTAGCGGCGGAAGCGGACGGCGATGTGTAAGTTCCATCAAACGTGTCCGCCGACGCAACCTGTAGATACGCACCCGTGTCATACATGAACGACCCGCCAGCACCCGTCGCCTCATCGAGCGAAAGAATGAACAATGCGGGGCTTCCGGTGGTGAAGCTGTCCGAGGATGTGACTGACAGGGCCGCCGTTCCCGCGCCGCCGCCCGTGTTGACCTGAAACTGGATTTTGTCGGTTCCGTTTTGAAGAATGGATATGCCGATGGAATTGGTGTTCTTGGCGTTGCCGCAAAAATCGTCTTGAGTGGACGCCACAAGCTGCATCCAGACCCAGATCGTTAAATCCGCGTTGTTCTTGTGGAAATTATCGACATATGCTGGTTGAGTTTTCTGGTGATTGTAATCCCCGCCGTCATAGGAAAGATAGGTAGTGGACAGAAGATTGCCCGCAGTGCCGGTAAACGTGGGATCGTCCGTGGTCGCGGTTCCGTCAACGCCGAACCACCAGTCGTCGGTAGCTGACCCGGATATGTTGGTAATTGTCTGCCCGGACCCGCCATAAGAAGTGGATGCGCCAATATCCACGACGTTCTCAAGGCCGGAAGTCAGGCCAGCGGATACAATGTTGTCGTAGAAGTTGGCCTTTATCAAACTGGGTGGAATGAACGGCATCAACATTATTGCAGCGCCTTCACATGGAGATGGGAGAAGCCATTGCTTTTCGTAATGAAGAAGAAGAAATCATCTCCATCTGTGGTTGAAATCGTGTCTCCGTCCACCAGAGTAAATCCAGATGTGGTGATCGTTCCGGCGCTTGCGTTGTTCGTATATTGAATGATAATGGTGCAACTGTTCGTCGGCGGAGCCAACGTGTGCGCCCCACCGTTGACGGCGTATTGCATATTGCCGTTAGCTTCATCGGGGGTGAATGTCCCGCTGGATTTGGTCCCGGCGTTGTAATCCGTGGCCGCAAAACCAACCGTTAGAACATCTGCCGTATCTGCGTAGAGCGTGTCCACATCAACTGCCTTACCACTTGCCCTTACGTAATTGGTGCAGCGATATGTCCCCGCGCCGTATTCGATAAACTCAGCCTCATCCCCAGCGGCAGTGGTAATGTTAACACCGCCCGGAAGAATCAGGTTCGTCGCATGATGAGTAAGGGTGAGGGCTCCGTCGAAGTGCAGCTTGATCTGAGTTCCAGCGCCGCCGGTAGTGTTGATCGATGTAATCGTGGTGGTGCCGGTAACGTCGAAGTAATTGCCGTCCGTTAAGACTGCAAGGGCCGTGGCACTAGCCACATCGGCCCCCTGTGACCACTGTATTTGCGCCCCATTACAATCCAGATCGCCACCGAGTTGTGGGGTGGTGTCTTCTACTATGTTGGAAAGGGAGTCGGCAATGTAATCAAGTCCTGCGATAACATTGGTGCCGTCGCAGTAGAGCATGGTCTTCTTGCCCTGCGTCACCGCGATGCCGGACCCGGCGGCGGTCTTAACCGTCAGGGTATAGGCCCCGGAGGTGTTGTTGAAGATGAAGTAAACCTTGTCGCTGGTAGGAACGATGACGTTGATGTTGCCTGTAAGTGCCCCGTTATATTCGTGCCAGGCGTTCAGAGCCTCGGCAGAAGTTAAAGTAACATCAGACGATCCCGCAACACTCTTGGACAGCCGTGCGGCAACAGCATCATCGATATTATCCAGGACGGCGTTGAGCGCGGTGCCCCAGGTATTATTGTTATCGCCCGTTCCTTGTTTATCTAACGAAAGGGCGTCAGTATATGTGCTTGCCATTAGTCAGCCTCAAATTGGGTTTTCAGTTGTGCCATCGCCTTAGCCAGGCGCATTTTCACTTTGCGAACCTCGTCTTTCCTCTCACGCTTCTCCGTGCCGGTCATACCTTTGTGACTGCTTATCGCACGCATCATCCTGTTTAATTTTCGCATCTGAATGTCTGCGTTGTTCAGGGATTTCCGCATGGCCAGCTTGTTCCTGTTCTCCATCAGGAGTTCCTGGGCATACTTGACTTCACCATCAGCGATTAGTTTTTGGATGGTGTCGTGGAGGCTCTGCGCTTCTTCGCGCATCTCATAGAACTGATGAATGGCCTTGGAAGACTTGGGCACTTCCGGTCCCACAAACCTACGCAGGGCCACGATATCGGACGGCATCATGGCTTCCTTGCTTGGATAGTCGCCGACTCCCATCATCATCCAGTCTGCCAGATTCAGGCCATATGCTCCTATGTTGGCGAAATAGCCCTCAATCACGGTTTCGATATACTTGGGTGAAACATTAGTCATGCGACCGATGTGCCTGGCCGCAATACTGGTGTTGTCATCATATTGTTCTGCGGGCTGTAGCCGCTCTTCCCATGGCTGGAGAATCTTGCGCTCCCGGAACTCGTCCTTGTTCGAGTAAATGCGAACAATTGGAACCGCTGCCTGCGGCACGATACTGAACCTGAACATCTCGCTCATGATCCACCTCATGCGCTGGAGAAATTCCTTACCCTCCCCCTTCTTGAGAAGATCAAGCGTCCGTTCCGGGATGCTGCCGAACAGGGCACCGACCTCGAACGGCTTGGGCAGCTTAAGCGGCTCCTTCAGGCCGAGGGCGTCACTGATGCCGTAGAACCACCAGTAGGTGTCGCGCTGGTAATCCGTCAAATCGTTGAACCGCTCATCGTCTTCGTTACTGAGCCAGAGCGCGGTCGTGGCAGCCATGACCAAACCAGCCTTTATCATGAAGGCGCGGTTGAGCTTCGCGGTTTGCTCCTGACCTTCCCGCGCGCCACGGTAGGTTCGATACAAACCCTGAAGGCCAGCATTGAAAAACGGCACCGTATCAGCAAGGAAACGGATCAGGAAATAGTCTCCACGCATGCCGAAATCAGTGCTGATTTCGCGGGCCTGGTAAGCTGCCTCCATGAGCCCGACACCATCCTTGCGGAGCTTCTTGAAAGCCCCGACGCGAGTGGAGTATTCGAGTGTGGATTCAATTCGTTGGAGCGCTCCGACATAATCGGACGGATTTTCGAGAATGCTCGCTTTTTCACCACGGATGAATTTCTTCACGACACTCTTCAGGCTTGGCCTGTCAGCCTCGAACAGGGCCGACATTCCGGCTCCGGCCTGCAGAAATTCATGCCAGTATTCATCCCCGCCAACCCAGTTGCCGTCCTTGTCGATACGGGGAAGTTGAGACTTGATGCCTTTGATACTGTCGATAAGCGGCTTGAATCCCTTGTGAGAAATCACCGAGGCGTGCATGGTGTCGCGCACGAAGTTGGCCGCCTGGAAGCTGGGGTCCAGCCCGACCATCATGGTGAGCAGGTTCTTGGCTTTCTTGAGCGGCTTTATTAGTGCATGCGTGTCCTTGCGATGCAGCATGGTAAACGACCGGAACAACATCGGATCGTCAACTTCGTAGAACTCAACCTTGCCATCCTCGACCACCGACACGATGTTATCGCCTTTCGGGGCATTACCGAGTGACCACAGGACGCGCAGGGCACCGGGATTGATGTCGTCTTCCGGTGTCACCTCCAACCCCTGCTCATAGAGATCATCCACCATCTGCTTGTTCGTTACCAGGGCCCTTTTGGCCTTCCTGCCGATCCTGCTCATGAACAGATCGCCGGATTTTCTGTTGAGATCAACGGCGCGGCGCATGACTTCGTTTTTTATGCTTGCTTCGATCAGACGATGTATGTTGTGTTCGTAATTGATTAGCGGATGTTCGATCTTGCTCTTGCCGCCGGTAAGCCGGTAAAAGTTTGGATGTTGCCCGGAAAAACCCAGTCTGGACCTGGGGCTCTTGACACCCTTGCCGTTTTCTGTGATGCGGAAGAAAGGCACATAGTTCTTGTGCATCTCATCGAAAAACGCCCGAGTATCAGCATCCAGCAGGCCGGACTCCTGTGCAAAGTCGAGTATCTTGCCGTTATAGGTCTGCAGGTCGTCGAATAGTCCGGCGAAGTCGGGGTGCTTGCGGTCCAGGGCGTCGATGGCAGCCGCAGTATCGTGGTTTGCGAACAGGGCTTCCCGGCCAACCTTTACCAAGTTTCCATTTACGTCATAAACTTTCTTGCCGCCATCCATGGCTTTAAGCTCTTCGGCTCGGCGAGAGGCCAGATAAACCTCGAACTCTTCGGCTCGCTCACCGCCGATTTCGTCCATGATTCCCATGGGAGCCTTTACACCGGCATCGATGGTGGTGGTCCCCTCCTTCCAGACCGGAGCCCCCAGGAACATTGCTTCAAAAATCAGGTCGTTGATGCCTCGGGTCAACCGGGCCAGCTTATAGGCGCTGCGGGAGTCCTCATAAAGCTGCTGGACTCCATCGACCGCCAGCCGGGATTTCTCCTCCATAACCTTTATGAAGTGGAGATCGTCTGCTACCGACTGCTTGGCGCGGTCCACGAACTTGTCGGCCAGGACCTCGGAAACCCTCTCTTTCCATGGCTGCTTCTTGTCGGCACCGATATTATTGAGGATGCCCTTGACGATTCCTGCCTCTTTGGCAGTCAGGGAGTATTGCTCGCTGCCAGGCATTCCGGGTAGTGCCGTGCCCTTGCGCCTGCCGACTTCGCCGCTCTCGACTCGCCCTAATACGTCCTCAATGGTCTGAAAGCCAAGGCCACGCAACATATTGCCCGTCCTCTGCAGGAAGTCGGTGAGCCGTTTGAACATGCGCTTGAAGCCTGGCGGGAAATTCTCGCCGCGCCGGTAAGACGAAAAGGCGTCGGCAATGGCTTCTTCGTTTCGTTTTTCTTCATTGAGATGACCGTATTTGGCATCGATGTCGTATTTGTGCCGCCACGAACTCTCCGCTTTCTTTCGCAGCAGATTCCATTCCTTGCGGGTAAACATGCCCATGCTTCGCAGAGCATGAATGGCTTCGTGGCGCAGGGTGGCAGCCGGATTGTCGTAGTTTAGGGCAACTGTAATCAGTTGTTCTATATCCCTATACGAACCCCTGACGGTGCGTTCCTTACCGTCAACGACACGGAGCATTCTATCCACCACCCCGAGGCGTGCGTTAGGTGCAATCTGTTCGAGGATGGACTGAAGCCCCTTAACGACCCTGGCGCGTTCCTTATCTTGTCCAGGCGAAAAAATACCCGCCTCCTGGGCGGGCTTGTCCGAGAGTTTCATGCTCTCTTCGCCGGTCGGTTCCTCCGCTTCACCATCTTGCGGAGATTCCTCTTTCTGCCGTTCGGATTTAGCCAGTTTCTCCGCAAGGTTTCTTAGCGTTTCGTTGCCGTTATGGTGGGCGAAAAATGAAACACCGTGTTCGGTCTGGATCGCCTCAATCAATTTGGCAAATTCCGTTCTCGGAAAGCGAAGATACCAGATATCCTGTTCTTCTCCTCCGGTCGGCGGCCTGCCCTTCTGACGCATCATATTGCCGTGCAGGTCCTTCTCCGGGTCGCCCTCATACCAGGTAGATTGTTCGGACTTACCAACGATATCACGGATGACTTGGGATTTTCTGATCGCCCCACGATTTTCGCCACCACGCTTGGAAATCAGTCCGAGATAATAAGAGTGTTCCCCGCTCCACACGTTCTTTTTGAGTTTGTTGTTCCAAAAAGGATCACGCGGGTTTCTGACGGTAATAAACATCTCACCGACATTATCGCCGATGAACCCGATGCTGCCGCCCTCGGACATATACTTCTCAAGATTTGTCGCCCAATCGAGCTTGATCGGAGCCTTCAAGACATCATCGGCGGGCGGCAAGAGAATTCCGCGCTCGACATCCCCGTTTTCATTCGTGTAACGAACGATCATCGGGCGGCGCTCTTCCGGGAGCCTCGGATCAACCTTACCGAACAGTTCCTCGTATTTCTTAAACGACCGCAGCGCGTTCCCCCTGAGAATCCAGCGCGTCTCCTTGTCTTTCTTGTCACCGACCAGCATATTGGCACCCTCCTTAAGAGAGGGCGGAGTTCCATCAGACCCCACAACCCGGCCAAGATGGAAATGCGGCCCCCACCTGCTGGTGTTGCCTGAACTATCGGCCATATCCTTGGGACGCATTTTAACCCATACGCGCTGCCCGCGACTCATGGCGACGGTTATTTGCAGGCTCTCGTTAATACCGGAAGCGGCACTGAATGGATCGCGGTCTGTTTCAAGCCCTTTGTCCTTGATGTCGATAATCACGCCCTTGGCGATGAGCCCACCACTCCCGCCTTGGGAATTATCTTTAATATCGACAACGGAACCGACCCCGAGGAACTTAACCGCCCTTAGCGCCTTGCTGATCTTCTCCATGCGCTCATTAATGATACGCTCCGCACCACGTTTCCGGGTGAGCATTCTTTCATAAGCCTCTTTTTCTTCCTTCAGCTTGGCCTTGGCTTCCCTTAAAACCTCCTTGCTGTTTTTTATCGTCTCTTCCTGTTGTTCGATATTCTCGTCCAGCTCGCCAACCCTCTGAAAGGCCGCAGCCTTACCTGCCTCATCTGCATTCTTGGCTTCTTCGCGGGCTGTCTTTTTCTGCTCCTTCAGGTCAACCATCCTGGTGTTAGCCTCATCAACGGCGCTGTCAGCAACATTGACTGCCGTCTCGGATTCTTCGACAACCCTGGCCTGCGGCTCCGCTTCCTTTTCGACTTCCGCGATGGTATCGGTGTATTCACGGTTTTCGTTATCGATGCGGCGCTGAATATCGGCCAGCAATTTTTCATTATAGCGGGCCGCGCCCTCCTCAGTCTCCCTGAGAGACTTGTCGTTAACCTCAAGTGGTGCGGGCCCCTTGATTTCAGTGTTGGCCCAGATTTTTTCCAAAACCTGGATTGGCCTGAACGGTTGGGTAATAGGATTCATGCTGACCTGTTCAGCAATAACCCCCTTCTGGAATTCACTGTCGGTTCCGGTTTCTTCCGCCAGTCCCATAGACTGAATCACCGATGTCTCAAGATCGTAAAGCGGCACATCCCCGATGGAAATACCGGCAGCCTCCAGCGCCTCGATGCGATTGGTATAGTTCTCGATTATCGATGTGTAGATTTCATCTTGAGACGGAAGTTCGATCTGCCCGCCGTCACGGTCAACAACATACGAACTGTTGAACACCGGCAGCATGGAAAGTCTGTTGGTGATCTTGCCGATAGCGGCCTCTACCGATCCGCTTTGCATGGATCGCAACACCTTCTCCATAGAAAGCCCGACATATTTAAGCGCATCACGCATTCTGCTCTCTGACGCGAAGGCTTCAACAATCGCATCCACACCATATTCATTGATGAAGTCAACTTCATCCTGTGCGAGAGCAGACCCGCTGGCCCCTGTGGTCTGGGCCGACATCTTGGACACCTTGCGCTGGAGGGCGGCGTTATACCGTTTCTCCTGCGGGACATTGGATGTCAGGACGGAATAACGAGGCATTTTAACCATGCCGGTGCGGAAGATGCGCCCGAGTATCTGGACATGATTAAAGATGTCCAATTCCGGCTGCCCAACGATCATCCACCTGCCGGACTGGTCGTTGAATTCCGCTGCCGCATGCAGGCTGATGCCTTCAGCCGCAGAGCGGTTGATAATCAGGGCGTGATACTCACTGTCGTTATTGAAGCTGTTCATGGCCTGTTGGTCAGATAGCTTGGAGTTGTCCCTGGCCTCCAGCTTCATGGTTTCCATGTTGACCTGGATACTGCGCCCCGTGATCTCTCCCATCTTAATGCCGCGCTTGGCGAGTTCGTGAACAATGTAGTCAATGGGCGAAAGCGGGAGGTTGAGCCCGTCTATCTGATTGTAGATTTCCTGACCTTCGTCGTATATCTGGCGCATTCCGCCGTCTTCGTATTCACGCTCCCTGAACACCCCGAGGTCTTCAAGGTTCAGATCAAGGAACTTTTCGCTGTCTGGGATTGAATCATCGTCAAACTGTTCTTTGGTAAGACTGGCGTTTTTGAGTTGAAAATTGAACGAGCGCTTTTGGTAACGGCGAAACAGGTCTGCAAAGGACATTTGGGATACGTCATCGCCGACTACAATCCCGGCGTTCTCGAAAAACGCCTGCTGGGTAAACGAAACAGACACGATGGGTTTATGGTTGTTGCCGCCGGAATCCTTTTCGTTCCGCGCCTTAACCGCTTCCTCGATAATCGAATCCGCCTTGATTGCGAGCATGGCGTATTGCTGCATAATCGGAAGGGCCCGATACGACAGCTTTGCCTTTTCATGTTCCCAGGTAGCCGTCCCGTCGTTGCTCAACCAGCCAAGTTTCGTGGCTTCCTTGGTGGCGACCGCTTGAATCATTTTTACTAATTGATCGCCCATCGATATGGCGGCGGTGGACCTAATGGCACCGAAAATCTGTTCGGCATTTTCGGCATCGACCTCGTATTCGACAGACGGGATAAGAACCGGCTCACCCTCGTAAAGGAAGGATTGTTCTCGCCTGACCATTCCCAAGTCTTTTGCCAGGTCCTCGGTAACAATCTGAGATAGTTTATCGCCACCGCGCACCATAAGATCATAAAGCTCTTGTGGACCGTTAACGGCGTGTCTCACGCTGGTCGTTGCCAGCATGGTCATGGTTTCGGGATTCTTGGAGAAGGTGGCTGACGAGAGGAGCGCCCCGTTGGCTGCCTTGATTTTCGCACGCAACCAAAGCGCGGTGGAGGGTATCTTCCCCTCTTTCGGGTCACTGAGGGATTCCAAGCTGCCGCCAGCCTTGTGACTTTCGTCCATTGCGAAATACATTTTGGACGCATTCATGTCGAAAAGCGGGCGGCGTCGGTTGGTGGTCGGCCCCTTCCCCTTCTGGACGGGGGGCAGCCCACGCTCCTTGAGATGCGCGTTTATTCTGTCTTTTGTTTTTTTATCGGCGACCGGCTTTAGCTGACCATACGATGTGAAAATAGACGAGTATTTACGCCCGGTCGAACGCCAGCGGTTGTTATCGCCCTCCTTGGTTCCAGGAACCTCTTCGACGATCTCGGGCATCTCGAATTCTTCGTGATACTGGATGGCACTGGCATACCAATCCTCATACGGCATAACCTTACCGTCGTAATAAACCATCTCGGGCTTGACCAGGAACTCGTCACCGAGTTTTTTCTGATCTGTCCCGGGACGCGGCGGAAGCATGACACCCTTGCCGACAACAACGCGCTCGTCGGTGTCCGAGTCCTCTTCCGTTTCTTCCTCGCTTTCCCGCGCCGTGAAATCATCTGTCGGAAGGGCCGTAAAATCATGCCAGCCGATCCCGTAGATATCCCTGTGCATATCACTGTAAAGGCCGTATTTTGCGGTAATGAACACCGGCACGATGTCGTTCACGAAAGCGTAACGAAGCATACCGGCCACGGCGCGCCCCTTGCCGAGCCCTGTCTGGTCCCCAATAACGAAAGTATTGCCCTGTTTGTGGCTCCATATCGCAAGGGCGATAGCGTCCACCTGGGTTCCCATCAAGCGGCTTTTGCCGCTATCTCCCTTGTAGAGTTCGTCGTAAGTAAAATTCAGTTCGTCTGCCACGAACTGATCGATGGCCCGACCGTGCGGCAGGTCCTTATACTTGTTGTTCTGTTTTAGCTCGTCGGCCAGCCTGGAAAGACCCTCCCTGAGGGCCTTTTCGACTGCAGCCGGAACCCTGGACGGTGGCGATTCCTGTTCGCTGAGGGAGACATAGGCTTTTTGCATGGCGTGAGCCTGCTCCTTCCTGGCAAGCTCTTTCGCCTTGTTTGCCATTTCCTCCCGATGGCGCTTCGACTCCTTTTCCTCTTCCGTCTCGGCTTCTTCTTCGGACTCCTCCATGGCCAGCATGGATGGGTCGTTTCTGACATCGGCCTGGAAAAGCATAAACGCCTCACCGGCGCGTTTAATTTTCCATCCGGGCGCATCCTGTCTCTTAAAGGAAGCCGCAACGGCAAGGGCAAACTCTTTACGGGTTGGTTTTGTGTCGCCGGGCAGATCGGCTGCCCAACTATGGAACTTGTTTATGAGGAAGTTTTTAAAGCCACGCTGATTATACATTTCATCGGCGTCAACGTGGCCATTTTCACCTGGGGGGATTTCTAGGGGAGGACGCCTGTCCAGGGGGTCGCGCGGTAAATTCTCTCCGCTGATAAACCCGCCCCAATCATCTATGCCAGTTCCAGGTCCCGGTGATACGCCTGTTCCTGGAGTATCACCCCCAGGTTCACCACCGACATCTCCTCGGCCTCCCTCTGTTCCGCCTTCGTCAGTCGTTCCACGGGGGCCTCCTTCTTGCGGCGGAAGACCTCCCTCAGGAACTCCTCCACCTCCGGGAGACTCAGTAATGTCGCTGCCGCCGTCCACAGTTGATCCGCCAACCCCGCCTCCATCGGGCCGTCCAGGTCCGGGCCGTCCAGGAGGAACTCCCGCGCCTCGTTCACCACCTCCCACGCCTTCTCCGGGCTGTCCCCGAAATCCCGATCCATCTTGAGGTAGATTCTCGTCTTCAGGCTGTTCAGGTAACGCTTCTCCGACATCCGTTCCGTGCCCTCCAGGGCCCTCACCGCCAGGAGGGGCCTCAGTTCCCCCACGCCCTTCGGAGCTACCATCCAGTGGTTTTTCATTGATAATTTCCTCTACGATATCTGTCGGGTCGTCCCGGAACCTCCAGGACTTGCTGGGACCGTCCCAGGCACCGCCGGAAGCCTTGAGTTCCTTGCGGATACTGAAAGTGGAGTTTGATTTCTTGTCTCCACGGACGGCATAATCCATACCAGACAGGAAGCTGCGGTCCCCGCCATACGGGTCCAGAACAACAATTATATCATGTTCGGGGAAACGAGCAATTACATTAGGGCCGCCGTCCGGCTGCTGTTCGGCTGGTGCCCCTTCCTGGGGCGCTGATTCCTGCGATTCTTCTGGTGTTTCCGGGGCCTGTGGAGCTTCGGGCTTTTTTCTATCCTCGAACAGGGACGGATAATCTTCCCGCGCCCCCTCATAAACCGGCTCACCGCGCTTCAGGGCCTCCTTGACGGCGATTCGGTGCGGATAATCCAGGTTGAAGACATCGAAAAACTTGTGGTGCCCGGGCCAAATGCGAACCCTGTCCTTGCCCCATTCCTCTTCATAATAGTCACCATCTTCGTCAGCGCCCCTGAGAAGCGGCCCGGCACTCCCGGGCATGTGTTCGTATGAAGACTTGGCACCACGAACGGGCTGATGGCTCTCCCGCTTCATGTCCAGGATGTGTTCGATTTCATGGCGAAGAGTTACAATCGCGTCCTCATCCTTGAGGAACGTGGACAACCTCACCTCACGCTTCATCGGATGATACCATCCACCCGTGATACCGACTCCCTTGTAATCGACCTGAACCGGGTCTGGGACCTCCCTGATGGTCAGCCTGGGAAGAACGTCACGGCCAGCTTCGGTGTTGTATTTCCTCCGGTAGTAATCATAAATGCCCTGCAGGTCCTTGGTTCCGGCTTTTTTGCTTATACGCTCCGCAGCGGGCTTCATGAATTTGTCACGGAACTCCTTGCCAGACATGGAACGGGCGGCAGCCCGAGTCATCTGCGCTGTCGGTGTGTCCTGCTCATCAGCGCCGAAGATTTTACCGATCTCATCATCGGTAAGGTCCTCTTCATCCTCGGCAAACCCACCAGTCGGCTCCTCCTTTGGCTTCTCGTCAGCGGGTTCCTTTGCGGGCGGCTCTTCAACCGGCTCGGGCTCCTTGGGCTCTTGAGCAATCCCGGGGCTGACAGGAGGCGGCGCAGTGGGCTGTGGCTCCTCCACGGGAGGCTCTTCCACAGGCTTTGGTTCTTCGGGAGACGCTACCGGGGGCTGTCCCTCACCCGTTCCTTCATCCTGCGGTGCTATAACAGGCGGGACAGGCCCCTCGGTAGGCGGTGCAGGCTCAACAGGAGCCTGCGGTTCCCCAGGTTGTTCGACAGTGCCACCCTCATCAACCGGTTCTTCAACTGCGGGCACTTCCTGAGGCGGCCCTTCCTGAGGTTGTTCCTCTTGCTGTTGCCGGGCATCATACGCTTCCTGAAGGTCGGGGTAGTCCCACAGGACCTCTCCAGGAATGATCTGACCGTTCTCGATACCCTGAATAACCGCCTGACGATGACGGGCCATGACATCTTCGATCTCGGCCCAATTGAAGCCAAGCTCGCGGGCGGTCCTCACATAGGTCATTACAGGGCGCTGGGCGGAATACACGAAACTGCCAGCACCTTCTTTTTTGTCTTTTTCCTGCGGCTTCTCGTCAGGTGGTTTTCCCTCCGGCTGCTTAGGTTTTCCAAAGGCAGTATCATAAACCTTGGAGCCGACAGCACCGGCACCACCCATAACGCCGGTCAGCAGCGCCACTTGCGGGAGAACGTCCTTCGCAGCCTCAAGCGGCCCCTGCGACTTGTCTCGCATGCCGATATCGGCCTCGACACCGGTCTGTCCCATCTGGGTAACGACTTCGGTGCCAAGCTCGGTCCCGAATATGCCAGCAGCCTTGGCCGTTGCCCTGGCGATCATGTTTTTCATGATCGGCGATTTCATAATCACATCAACAGGAGCCCTGATAATCTTCAATGCGCCAGCGTTGCCAATGGCTTCAGGAACAGCCTCCCACAACCCGTATTCCCTGATTGCGTTTTCGTGGGTCTTAACGATATCGGACCATTCTTTTTTGGTGATCTCACGGCCACGATTTTCCTTGGATTGCTCGTTCAGGAACCCGTGCAGCTCATTGGTGAACTGGTCCTTAGCCATACGGAAGGCGACTGCACCAGAAGCCCCCATGCCCAGTGTCCACGAAGCGGCTTGCGCTCCAGGAACAGGGGCAAGCCCAAGCGGCACACCAACGCCGAGGCCAGCCAGCATACTGGTCGCCGAGAACCCAAGATTCTGTGGAAGCTCCCGGATATCCTTGTAGCTGATGTCGCCAATCGGGGTGGAGATGAACAGCTTATTCTCGTCCTCAACCCCGCCCTCTTTCATAAAAGCGTCAGCCGAAGCCTGCGCCTCATCCACCCACCGCTTGTAGTGATTCTCGTCAAGGACGTTCCTGCCAGCACGCGCGGAAGCGGCCATGGACCCTTTGATCTGGGCCGGGGCCTCCATGATCGCCTCGCCGATCAGTCCGAGGCCGCCGAAGAAGTCCGTCTCGGGCCCCTTTAGCTCTCCGTCGTCACCGGTATATGGGGCCAGAAGATCGTCTGCCGAGATATCGGCAGGAAGCAACTCCCCGTCCGTCATGCCGCCGTCAGGCGATTCCCATGCGGTCGGGTCGGGCCCGGGCTTTACGAGTGGCACTCTTATTTACTCCACGACTTGATCTGGTCGATCCGCCTCTGGGCGGTGGCCTTGTCCTTTATTTTCCCACTCCTTACATCAGCCAAAACCTTGTTGATTTCCCGTGTCTGGTCGGCGGAAAGGGTCTTGCCACCGCTCTTTTTCTCGGAAGACTTGGAAACGTCGAACATCCTGTCGAACTCGGCCTTCTTGGCCTTCATGACCTTGGGATCGTTAAGGGCCTGAATCCCTTCCGGCGACTCCTTCCACTCGTTGAAGGCGTCGTTGGCGGCTTCGGCACGTTTGAGATTAAGCGTCTCGCCGGATGTCGCTGCCTGGGCGCGCCGCCAATACGCCGTATTGCGGTCCTTCGCCTTAGCAAGTTCTTCAGTGCTTTTGATCTTCCTGTCGCCCTGCGCCAGGGTCTTGCCGAACTTCTCCTTGTCCCACGCGGCGGCGACTTCCCTGAGTTTCTTCTTGTCCGTATAATTAAGGGTGTCAAGACCGGCTTCACCAAGATTACCGAGGGTCGCGCCGAACATATTCTGTCCAGGCTGGACCGGCTTGTTCCCCGCCTTCATCAGTGAAAGACCGAAACGCAGCAGGTTGTCGTAATGCTCGTCCTTGGTGAACATATCGGTGCCGAACAAACCACCACCATCGGCAGGAGCGGCAGGAGCGGTTGGAACGCCCGGCCTATATCCGGCCTCCTGATCCATATTCATCTGTTCCATGCCTGGGGGCATGGCTACCTGTGGTGCGGCTTGCGGGGCGGCAACCTGTGGAGGCACGACAGGAGGCGGCCCATCCATACCGGCACTGAATCCGGGCTGTGGCATCGGCTGTGAAACCTGCGCCGCACTTTGGTTGGGGCCGCCGGGCATCATCTCGGCAAACATCTGTTTTGCCTCTGGGCCGATCCTGCCAATGTAATCGGCAATACTGTCGCCGACCCCCTCGACGCCCTCACGAAGACCGCTTCCAATTCCCTGATACCAGGGCCCATTATCCGCGACGGCTGTTGGCTGGTTTAGCCCCGTAGTAGCTGGCGGCTGAGAAGGCCATCCCATGGGTAGAGCGTCCAGAACAGTCGGGTTTTGAGGATCGACCCAGCCTGCAGGAAGGTTCGGCCCCTTCGTTGCCTGCTGGAAATTCTCCCACGCCTTGGCGGTTTTTTCATTTTCACCGGGGGAGCCGACAGCATCCTGCGCCCGCTGCGCCACGATCCGCGCCGCCTCTGGATTTTTAAGCGCGATTTCCTCCAACTCGGCGGTGGACAGGTCCTCCAGCCTGGGCGGAATAGCCGCTGCCGGGGGACGGACATCACGGCCAGGAACCGGATAACCGCCAGGTCTTCCGCCCTGCACGAAAGGAAGAAGAGGATATGGTGTGTTTGGCATGATTTATCCCCTACCGAAACTTCAGGCCCATACCGCCGAGGCCACCGGCAAGAGCGCCGATGCCGCCAAGCGTCTGGGCGAAGGTGTTGGATTGCTGGACAGGACCAGATGAGGTCGTCTGTTGATTCGTGGTGTATGGCACACCGCTGATAATGGCAGACAACCAGTTAAGCTGTTCCTGTGGATAATAGAACTGCTTCATGAAGTCGTCATAACGCAGGGTGAGATTCTGCTGTTCCTGAGATTGCTGGGAAGAGCCAATGTCAGCCAGAGAAGCCACATCGCCGAGATTGAGTGACTGAATGATCGGCGCTAGTTGGGCGTCCATGGTCGAGCCCCTGAGCGTTCTGTCTTTTTGCTCATTGGCCTGTTCCATTGCCTTGTTAAACCCACCAAGTTGAAGCGTGGCAATTGTTTCGGCCATCACGCGATTCTTGGATTCCTGGGCAGCGTTATCTACCACATCGCGGCGGTCCTCGTTCAGATAAGACCCACGCTTGGCCCAGGAGCCGTGACGGGCGTTCGTGTCCTTGTCGAATTGCCTGTTCATACGCTCGGTCACTGAGTTGATGACGCTATCGGTATATGGATTCATGTAAGCGTCGATATCTGACTGGCCGATGGGCGCGACACCCTGACCGGCCCCCGTGAAAGCCCTCTCGAAAGCTGGTTGCCATGAACCCTGGCTATCACGGACGAGATCGAAGGCGCTGGTCTGATCGGGATTGAAATCAGCAACGCGCTGGTCGCCGTAATTTGGATAATTCCGCTCGGAAAGGGGCGAGGCCGTTTTGTATGTATCTTCGCCAGCCGCACTCATCCAGGCCGGAATCTCATTTACGGTCTTATTCACGACCGTTTGGTTTTTGGGCTGACTGCTACCACCGAAGCACATTTCAGAAATCCTCTATGAACATTTCACCGACCGGCGTAAATAAGCGCCGGAATAGCTTGTTTTTTTTCTCCACCCCCCCTGGCGAGAAAACACCGACAGCCAGAGGCATGCCGACCGTCTTCGCAAAATCCTTAACCATCTTGAGCAATACAAGGGCGTGCCTGGATCGCCTGTATCCCTTCTTCACGAAGGTCCAGGAATCCTGCAGATGCCAATCTTCCGAATACCAAAACTGGCTTGGACCAATACCGACTGAGGCGATAATGTCGTCACCGTCACGGGCAACGAAAATTGCCCCCTCCGTCATGAACCTTTCGATCTCGTCCACGACCTTTATGGGAGCCAGCCTGGCTATACCGACCTCCTCATACATGAGCATGAGCAAGTCATAAATCTTCTTTTCCTCACCCCTGACGGCAACCCCGTAAGTTACGGTCACTTTTTCCTCTTCATGGCATTAACGGCGGCGATTAGAGCGCGCTTATCGAAATTACCGGAGTTGATCTTATCGAGCGTATCCGCCCCCAGTTTCTCAGCCACCGCCTTGCGGATAACATACTCGCCGATATCGAGATTACCCTTGCCGTCATCAGGCCCCTTGGGGTTCTTGCCCCCCAAGTGACGAGCCTCGACAAAACCACCCGCAGCCAGGCCATCGGCATCGCCGGACCCGTCAGAATCCGCAGAGCCTCCACCAGACCCGTCACCGGACGAACCATCGCCGGACCCGCCAGAGGAATCGCCGCCGGAAGAGCCGGAGCCGCCGCTCGACCCGCCGGAGCCGCCAGCACCGCCAGAAACGGAAGCCTCGCTTCCAGACTCCCCAGGATCGTTGGATTCCATCCCAAAATTGGAATCCGCCCCACCGGCAACACCGGCACCACCCTCATGGCCCATGTCAGAAAGCGGGTCATTAACTGGATTGGCAAGCTCTTGCTCTGTCGTCCACGGGTTTGCATATGATTGCTGTTGAGGTGGAGCCATTGCGGAAAGCTGGGCTATACTCAGCGGGCTATAGGCATCGGCGCTGTATTTACCGAACTGGTTCGACCACTGTGAAAATTGCGGATCAAGAGAGATCGGCATCGCCGGGTCGGTATTATCCATACTCCATCCCTGCCCAAACGACGTTCCAAGCCCGAGCGCCTTGGCCATGGGGTTGACGTTTTCACCGTCATCATACGCATCGGTCGTGCCAGCAGCCTTCTCGGACGCCCTGGACCTGGCCTCATGAGCCTCTTCGGTTTTGGCGTGCATATCAGGGTCCAGCGCTTCCCCGATCAAGCCGCCCACATAGCCGAGCCCCATGGCTGGAAGGGAAAACGGCGTGGGGGCCAATGCCAGCCCGGCAAGATTACCGAGCCCTGTGCCGATGGCCTTTCCTGGGGTATAGCCCCCCGTATACCCGCCAATGCCAGCCCCAATCGACTGCCCCAATTGAGATAGGCCAAACGGGGCCCCCGCCGCGCCGCCTACAAAACTTCCAGCGCCAGCGCCTAACATCCCGGAATCAAAACTTATATCCGGCCACCCAAAGTCCATGGACGGCATGGCACCGGACACATAATCACCAAACTGGTCCAACATTCCAGGCGCAGCGCCGGTCACGGCGGGGCCAAGCGCGTCTGCCGCTATCCCGCCGACCACACTCGGATTGCCCGACCCCCCAGACTCATATGGCATTGACGAATCAGATGGCGCACCACCAGTGTCGCCGCCGCCAGTATCAGCATTTTTGTTTTTACCGGCTGCGCTGAGTGCGCGCAGAGCGGCAATCGGATTTCCGAAGAAGACCTCTTCAGGCCCGTATCCGTATCGTGGTTTATATTGCATTAGTCAGCTATGTATTGAGTTCCGTTGTAAACGATCAACTTTCTTCCATAGTCGGTTGAAATCGTCACGCTTGCCCCGCCATTGATGTTAACCCCGCCTGGAGAGGCAATGGTGATATTGTTGCCGGATGCGCCACCGGACGAGTCCTGCACATAAAACCGCTTTCCTGATTTCAGTGAACCCACGGCGGGAAGCGTTACCGTGACAACACCGGCCCGGTTGACATCGATTACATCATCTTTCCTGAGGATGGTGTATGTCGCTGTCGTAACGCTGGTGAGCTTCGTGGTGCGCCCGCCGCTGCTGATAAGCTCACTAACCGCCTCCAGGTCCCCCTGAAGACTGGAAAAGAACTGTTCAAGCATGACAACAAGATTGGAAGCCCACCGTATATCGTAATAATCAAGCGGTTGCGGAAGACCCCCTGGCCGCCTCATCTGTCGCCACCCTCAATCAGGTCCATACGCAACGTGCCGAAACGCCAGCTTGTTCCAGTGGCCGAGCTGGAAATCTTGACCGCCACCTGCCTGCCGGAAGCCCTGGTGTCCACGGTTGTCGTGCTGGACGTAACACTGCCGCCGGTTTCGGTGTTTTCCGTGTCGTGCGGGTAGAACCTGGTATAAAGCGTCAGGGTAATGGTCCCAACCAGGTCCTTGAAGTCGGGCAATAAGCTCATGATCTCGACAAGGTTATTGCCGTCGCCAAGCTCGAATGGGGAGCTTTTGATGAACTCGTTCATCGCCGATCCGTCAGCGTTCACGGTGCTTTCGTGTTTATAGATGTAATCATCGGTCCCGGCCATCAATGGATTGCCGATGATGTCCCGGTCGAGCATGGCGGTTCTTGCGATACTCCCGACATCCCACGCCCTGTCGTCATAATTAAACTTGACATAGCGATCATTCTCGGTGCCGGTAGGGTAATGCCACCATATCTCGCTAAACGCGGTATTGAGGCCGCAATAGACCTTATCCTTCTGAATGGTCGTAAGGTTGTCGAAAACAAACCGACGAACATCCTTTGAATTCGGCATTCGGCGAACAACGCCGTCATAGAAGTAGAAATCGTTCAATCCCATCCAGAACACGATGCCATCGACCTCGACAGCGGCGCTCGGAGAGACGATGCCGGATGCCCCGGCAGCAACCTGATTAAATCCGAACACATCATCACCGGCAATGAAGTTCATCGACCACACGGCGGCATCCGTGAAAATCAAATTGGTGCCGCGCGTCCTAATGCCGGTCAGGATTTCAGAACCGCCGGTTAGATTTCTGCCACCGGCAGTGTTGGTATCGGCGGGGGTCCAAACCGTGTTGTCGTCCTGGTCACACCATTCGACCTTCATCTTGTTGCCACCGGCACCAAGCGCAACCATGTGTTTTTCTTCGGTGACGAACATGCCGATGTTGCTGGTCGGGGCGTTTGAAATTATGACAGCGCGTGTATTGCTGTTCAACTGCCACTCATAGATGTTCCCATTGCGAGGACAGGCCACCATGAACTGCCCCCACTGGTCAACCGACCAGGTTCGCGGAGGAATAACGATATACTCAGTCCTGGCAGTGCCGTAGGTGCCCTGCCCATACCCGCCAACACCGTAACCATAACCCTGCCCGGCGTCAGCGCCGCCGACAGCAATCTCGTATTCGATGGTTACGGAGCCGCCGCCAGAAGCCGTGCTGGAGGCCGCCGAAGAGTGTTCAATCCTGTAGGTGTCAGCGTCCACGACCGTCTTGACATCATAATTACCGTCAACCGTAATGCCGCCGACCGCGCTAGCGCCGCTTATCTCCACAAAGTCTCCCACCAAAGCCGCATGAGCGGTATCAGTAACGGTAACGGTGGCGCTGCCGCTGGTTACTGAAAACGGGTCCGTAAGAGCGGAGGTGGCCCTGATCGGCGTGATGTTGGTGAAGGACTGCCCCTCAAGGGCATACAGCTTTTTGTGTGTCCCGACACCAATTCTAACAGCAGAATTATTATCCTGCCACGCCATCAGCCCCCGGCACTTGCCGTCAAAGGTGTTGGAAACATACTTCTCCCACCCACCGATCTTCTGCGGCAGCTTGTTGACAAACCTTATCCTGTCGGAATCTGTCCACCGAATACCGCCGCGCCGCCCGGAAACCGCACGCTCGGTGTCATCCTTCACCACTCCCGCAGCGAACGAAACGTCCTTAAGGAGCCCCATAAATCAGCCCCCTATAGAAACCGACAAGTTCCCCTCGCCGATAGACACCGCAAGGTCGGTCCCGGCGAGTTCAAGGTCGCTATCCTCGTTTGCCTTGCCTATTTCACTGGTGGCGATACCGAGCCAATAAACTTTTTCCCGCTCGTTCTTCGTCCACTCATAACCCTTGTAAAGAACCGTGGCCCGGAGAAGGGTGGGATAATCATCAGTAAGAAAGTTGGTTTCGTTGGTCGTGGCAGCCAGCGCAGCAAGCGCCTTGTAATACATGAACAGATACGGATAACCCTGGTCAGCCTTAACCTCGAACTGGATATTGCTGGCGTCTGCCGCCCAATACTGGGGTCTGCCAGTCGTGCGGTTGCCGCTTCCGTCGTAATTAAAATTACTGACCACAAAATCGATGGTCTTTTTGGTGACATGGGCCTTAGATACCGATGAGCTTCCGGTGAACATGAACAGAACCGACCCCTTGTAACCGGTCGGCAGGGTAATAGTGTCAGCATCGGCAGCAAGTGTGCCGGTGGCGGTAGTAATCATCTGACGCACGCGCAAGCGCTGATAAATCCAGGACTGGGCCTCGGTCAGCAGAGTTGCAGACGGAGCGCCGCTGTGGTTCAGCCACTCCTTGATCGAACCTTCTGTGGTCTTGGCTCCGGTTAAAACGGTGTAAGTTGACATTATCTATCCAACACTTCCTTGATTGCCTGGAACACGGTATCCGGTTTTATGCTTGCCGCGCACAAAGCAGCGCCGGTTTCCTCGTCATGAGGACAAAACTCCCTCGTATAATGCAGCCGGTGACACGGATAACAGTCCACATCTGGCTCGATAACCGTTGTGTTGTGCCAATGCTTGGTTAAATTCTCTTGGGTCGAATGCGAAAGCATTACCACCTTGGGAACGTCCAGAAGCCCACCGGCATTCATAACCCCGGTTTCAGGACCAACCAGAACATCAGCATAGGGGACAAACGAAAGCGTATCCCTAATACTCCAATTACCGGACTTGCAGATCAGCCGATTCGCCCCGAAATACTTCTTCAACTTGAAAAGCAGCACCGACAGCTTGGTTTCATTTGTCTCCTCGTATGGCGTGCCGAAAATACTCTGGATAACCGTCTGGGTTATCCCCATCTCCAGCATTCGGCACAACTTATCACCACAGAAAACGATTTTGACATTCGTTTCGGCCAGCAATCTCAGAACCACCTGCTCGGTCCACGGCCAGGTCTTGTTGACACTGGACCCGGCGAGAGTCCACAAGATCACCGGGACATCTCCCATTTTCTTCCGATAGTCCCCCGCTGCCGCGTCCTCGATCTTGGAGGGGTGGAACACCGCATGATACTTCTGCGGCACATCAGCCAGCATGTGAGTAAATTCGAGGTAGTTCAGATTCTTGGTGGCGTGCCGAGCCGCCTTGGTCATGGCGTGATCGCGCCTACCAGGAAGCGCCAAAAGCGTCCCCTCGACGCTTTCCGACAAGTTGATGATCTTGTCGTATTCGTCTCCGAGCGCCTTCCAGTAATCCCCCAGTTGCTCGTTAGGAACCTGATTGTCGCCCTGCGGGCAAAATTCATCGATATACGGGTTATGTTTAAGTATGTCCTGCCCCTTCGGGGTGCATTGAAAGACGATGTGGTATTTCTCCCTCAGATAAGGAAGAATACTGGACGCTTGTATCATGTCCCCGAATCCACCATATCGTATCACCAGACAGGTCGGCTTGGTGGGCTTCTTGCTGTAAGAATACTCGCGCTTCTTGCCCTTCAGCTTTTTGTAAACCTGGAAAAACGAATACTCGTCACGCTCGTTCCTGTCTTCGTTTTCAACCAGGTCCCAAGAGCCGACCCGCTCCATCACCCTGACGATATCCTCGGGCAGGAAATCGTGCTTGTGTTCCGGGTTATGTCCCGGCTCCCCGATATTCGGATAAAACCCCTTATGCGGCAGGTAAAGAACCAGATACCCGCCGGGCTTAATGACACGCCACCACTCCCTCAAAGTAGCCTCAGTATCCTCGACATGCTCAAGAAAGTGTGACGAATAAACAAAATCCATAGACCCTGCGGCGAATATGTCCAACAGGGTTCCATCCATTTTGATGTCGGGCGACCAATCCAGGTTCACCCATTCTTCTTTAGCGTCAATGGATATGAAGTGCGGCCATGCCTTCCATGGGCCACACCCGATGTCCAGCCCCTTGCCGCTCGTATAGGGAACGATCTTGTGCCTGATCTTCCCACTCTCATTGCCTTCCGGCGACCCTGCGATCCAGGTCATACCGGCATCACCCCCACCCGACCAACATAGCACTTTGTCAAGTCATGCTCCCCCATAACTCGGTTCTTCGCCCCCCACCGATCAATGATATCCCTAACCGCCTGTTCGTCTCTCCACATCTGAGCCGTTTCCAGTGGCCCAAAACCATCATTGTAGGTTTTGCTCCATGTGCCCAGGTGCCTACCGTAATACTGTCCATTGAGAACAAGAACATAAAGTGGCTTACTCATACCGGCAGCCCCATCGGGGAAATCTTGTTCATCGAAAGCGTCAATCGCTTCGTCGCCCATCCCGTCGTCTGTGCAAGAATCTTGGTATAGAGATACGGCAGTATCTCATCATTCATATCGGCCCTGTCCGGGTTGTTCTCTGCGAACCTTTCTGCCGTCTTCATCATTAGAATGTGGTTCGCGCACAACTGATACATGGTAAGCTCCTGAAGCCGGGCGACCTCAGAATCCTCGCGCGCCGTCCTTATCCGCCCCTCCAAACCGGTATTGTTCTCGTCCGGGCGGCGAACATAAATATGAAGCGGCTCATGAATATAATACATGCTCCGCTTCAGCGTGGCACAAAACGGGACATAAACATCCACCAATGCGTGGTATGGCAACGGCCCGAATTCCTCCATCAGCGCAGGATTCCAGGCGTTGGACGTTGAGCCGCCGACCATCTCGTTGATGCACTCGACGGTGCCGACAAATCTGCTTTCGTGTGGATACCCGGTCACTGAATCAGCCATGCCATTCTCAACCAACTCGTCGTGATTGGCAAAGTTCTGACAGGTCGCCACATAAAGCGGATTATGCTCACGAACGATATCCATCACTCGCCGGGCCCGCATGGGATAGGCCAGATCGTCCCCGGCCATCGTTATCCAGTAATCAAAATCCAGCCGGTCGTGGAGCCAGTTTATGTGGTCCAGGAGTCCGGGCATGCCGCGATGCTCCGTCTTTGGGCACTGGAGCAGTAAAATCTTGTTTGGACCGTTATATTTCGCCGTCTCTGCCTTAATGATGTCGAAGGTGTCGTCTTCCGACATCTGATCGCTGAACACCAGCGTCATTGGCGAATAATCCTGCGCCAGGACGGTCCTGACACATTCGGCGACGTAAGGAGCCTTATTCCTTACAAAAACGACGAACGCCACCCGCATCCTACCCCCCCCGGATGGCGTCAGCTAATTTGTCCGATTCCTTTTTGGTTTTTTGGGCAGGCTCTTTCTCGGCCACCACCTCGTTGCCCTGATGGTCAAACGGAATGCCGTCCTGCTCGTATTTAATGCCGCCGTTATCGCCGATGAACTCGGCATAGGGCTTCTTGAGATTGAGTTTCTTCATGGTTCTCTCCTCACAAAAGAAAGGTGGCCCGGGGTTTCCCCCGAGCCATCAGGTTTATTTGAAGTTGAAGCTGTTGCCCCGATGCTTGACGGACGTATCGCCCTTCATGCCGCCATCCCCCTTTTGACCCATGAGATGGGTCTGCGGGCCTTTCGGCGCGGAGTTCAACTCCTTCTTCTTGTTCGGATTACGCCCCGAGGGCGCTTTCGTATCGGTCATCACTAGGCTCCTTTCTTGTAGCCACGCTTCAGGTCTTTTTCACTCGAACCCTTCAGCGATTTGTCGATTGGGTATCCGGGTTTCGTGGGGGCCTGAGAATAGCCCTCACCCGACTTGTTGTGTTTCATAGCTAGTTCCTCTCTACGTCACACTTGTAACGAGGACGGCTAAGAAAACCCGGCTCGTCGGCTTCAACGAGGTCCACGCCTGAAAAAGCAGGTTTGGTCTGCCCTTCAGGCGCGGCATTGAAATACCCGCGAGACAGGTCGCCATCCTCAAGGTCCTTGAGAGACGAGCCGAACTTGGTGCCCCCCAAGGTTTTCTTGGTGTCAGAGTTCATGAGAAACTCCTGAGTTAGGATTGCGTTGCGTCAGGAAGGACCTCGTATTCGATGACACAATTGGCAACCGCAGTCGCGTCCGTGCCTTTTACGAGCTTGACTTCCGTAAGAGCAGCAAGTGAGGTCGTGAAGGTTACACTGGAACTTACACCAGAAGCAACCGTGCCCATATCCAGAACGCCAACCGAAGTGGTGCCGATCTGAATTTCGATCTTGTTGCCAGCCGCACCGGTAGAGGTGCCAGCCACGGACATGGACGCATGGACACCCTTGAGCCTCATCTTTTGAAACGAAGCGAACCTCAGGGCAGACGACAGGGTTGCGGGCATCGTTACCGAATGCTCACGCCGAACCGTATAGTTCGGATGGTCGTATTGATGAATAGGCATACCTATTACTCCGCTCTCGCAGCCTCCTTACGAGAACAAAATGGAGAGAGAAAGGCGAGGAAGGCCGCCTTTTCCCGCAGTCTCCTTGCGGGGGAATTAAGACCTTTCCGGGAGGAAGACCCGTAAGGTGGGTGGGAAAACTTTTCCCACCCACCTCAGGAAGAAGTCTTAAGCCGCGCTATCCCATTTGACCACGCGAGCTTGTGCGGCAGCCGTCTGCGTCAGGCCGTAGCCCAGCAACGAATACCACGCGATACCCTTGGAACGTCCGTAATCGGACGGGATTTTCACTAGGTTCACACAGCTTCGTTAGAGCCGTGCCGTGCAGCATACTTACCATGACGGTGATTACCGTGCTGGGAACGAATTTTGCCCTTGGCCGTCGTGCGGCGGCTTCCACGAACTATCCTGCTTACCTGAGCCTCAGAAATATCAAACCTTTCTGCGATCTCATATTGCCGAACACCTTTATCGGCAAGACAGCGGATTTTCAAAACGGCAGTATCATTAACCTTTGACTGACCGTTTTTCGTGCCGTTACATGCCCTACCCTTTTCCGCCATATCACGCATATTATCTGCCTGCGTCCCGAGAAATAAATGATCCGGGTTTACACAAAGCGGATTATCGCAAGTATGACAAACGCTCATTGACCTCTTACCGCTGGGTTCGTTTGGGATGGAACCCTTAGACAAAACATAAGAAAGACGATGAGCATAGACTGGAATGCGCCCCAACGGGGTTTCCAGCCAGAGAAGGCCATAACCATGGCTGGTGCCTTCGCACCATTCCCAACAACCATTTTCAAGGACTTTCCATCGGCCCTTAAAAAATTGCTGCACTGCTGCACGTTTCCGTGCAGATCGGACTATATCATCACCCCACCGGGGCGTCTGGCGCTTGGGGCTCACTTGAGCCCTACTCCCTCTCGGGATAGTCTCTGGACCGTCCTCTTTCGAGGCTTGGCTGCGGATTACCATGACCTGATATCCTTCTATGCAAGAAGGTAATTTACCAGACTTTAGGCTTCCCGTCAATTCACCAGATTATTGCCTGCGTATTACTACGCAGCGAGGCGTAAATCTTCACCCCTCATTTCCTCAGGGATCACGATGCCTTCCGCAACGGTGTCTTCGCCGAAGAAGAAACACCAGTCGGATTTAGCACCATTCCAGGCATCGGCAGTGCCGGTGCTGGCATTCCAAGTAGTCGAGTCAGCCGCGCCACCCTTGGGGATGAACGTCTGTTCGACAAACCGGACGTTCTCGTAACGCCCGACTTCACCGTTATGAATGAGCGTAAAGCCCTTCTCGGTGTATTGGTGGATGGACTCCAGATCGTTTTTCAGAGTCCGGTAGGTGGAAGGCCACCCCAATGCAACGTAGTCGTCACCGACGTAGGGCGGAATGTTGCGCTCCTTCATGGTGTCAACGACGAGTTTGACATGCTCCTTCTGCAGGGCGATGTTGTTGGTCGCCGTAGCAGTGCCGTCCGTGGTGAGAGTCAGGGACGCAGTGGAGGTTCCGGCGGAAGCCGGGACAACGCGAAGCGGAGTCGTGTTGAACTGCGCGTGTGCGTCGATGTCAAACGCCTTGGTGGCGTCGTTCTTGAGAACCTTGTGAATGATCTCGCGGATCGGCTGTTCACTCAGATCGTCAAGTTTGCCGGTATATGGAACCGAATTACCATACTCAGTCACGGTCAGCGTGCCTTGCGTGATCGTGAACTGCGTTTCCGGCATGGTGGAGGTTTCCGTCAGGGTTCCACCCTGGTTGGAAACATCCGAATACACATTCCAATGGAACGTGTCGCCCTTACCGAGCATATTACCTTCGGGGTTTCGAGCTTTCGTCGCGTCTTTTGCATCGCAAAATTGGCGAAACTTACACATGGGCTGAACAGCCATGCGAAGCTCCCGACTCAACTTATCGGAATACATGAACGTCCTGTTACTTTCAGCTAAAGAAGGAATCTAGCCTACTAACCAGTGATTACTGGCGAGACGACATTTCTGCCGCCTTCTTGTGCTCTCACACAAGACCGGACTATATCTTAACCCTTCATGGAAAGGGTTTCTGGCGTGTAGTCTCTGGGGATTCTATCAAGCAGTTCTTTCGGAACCGGCCTGTTACGCTCACTGGTTTTATACAGTTCGTATAACAAACACCAATCCTCGGTATCGTAGTTACTCTTGCGCCGGTCATGTGAACCGTTTTTCTTTTTTTGCAAGAGCCGCAGAACAAGATAAACACGATGCTTCTTCTCGCCAGCAAGGTGTGGATAAATAGCTTCAAGAATTATCCGCATGTATTCCTGCCGGTGAACCCGAATGGTTAAATAAGATTTCTCTTTTTTCAACCAGGTCGTGCCGCTCTTTTTCTCAACCTCGCGGTTGCTCTCGGTGATATATGGCTCTACACCGAGCTTGCTCATGACGGACATTGCTTTCCTGATAATACCGCCATCGGTATTGTGCCACTGCACGGCGAGGTCCATACCAACATACCCCTTGTGCTTTTTACGCACGGAATATGATATGGAGCCGTCAGCATCAAGAAAACCTGCCAACCATCCTACTTCTGCTTCTGTAATAGTTTCCTGCATATTGCCCAATTCCTCGGATTTTTGCTAAGTAGCACCTTGGACTCTAAGGGTGTTCACGCATATAGCCAGATTTCAGGTAGCCTTTCAACCACCCAAGGAGTTTGTTGCCCAAACTTGTGCAACCATGGTTGTTTACTCCTTCAGAGTTGTTTTTGGCGGCCCTTGATAATCTCCGCGATACCCTCCTGCCTGATCTCAACATCCGTCTTGGGTTTTTGAGGTGCAGCAGGGCCACCGCTTTGGACAGACCGCCCGGTTGGTGGTTTGACCGAAGCACGTTTTTCCGCCGACCTGTCTTTCGACAGGTTGACTTCTGCTCGGCCATTATCATCCCGATTAGGTTCAGCGCCCTCAGAGTCCTGACCGCTCGCTTTCTTCAGCCAACCACGGGTGATTACACCGGCACGATTGAAGATGTCCCGATACGGCGGGCGAGGTTGCCCGCTTTTGGAGGCTTCAAGTGCTTCCGTGTAAAGCTTGTTGCCGATCTGGCCCGCAAGCTGAGAAAGATATGGATCGTTAACGATGTCTGAGTATTCTTCACCGAATTCGGCTAGGGCCTGGTTCCATTCAATGCGCTCCATGACCCTTACTTCTACTTCTTCAGGCGAGGAACCTGCCCCGCCACGAAGGCTTTCTGCGGCCTTCTTTAACGCCGCAGCGGCTTCTTCCTTGTCGCCATACTGCAGCTTCTCCGCGAGATCGTCCCAGTTTGCCTGGGATGGATCGTCTGGTGATTCTTTCTCGGGTGGCTCTTCCGCCCCCTCATTTTCTATCTTACCGGCCCTCTCCCTTGCTCTTTCCTCAAGTTCGTGGGCCCGTTTGAGAGACTCAGCGGCCTCGTTCATACGAGTCCGGGCCGCCTGCTCTATCTGATAATTCTTTTGAAGCTCGGCAAGAGTGACCTTCTGCTTCTGACCGTCAACGACGACCTCATACAGTTGCTCGTCCTGCTCTTCCTGCTCGTCCGGCTCTTCCTGCTCGGCAGATTCCTGCTCGGCAGATTCCTGCTCACCGTCTGGGGCGGCTTCCTGCCCCCCCTCTTCAGTGATCTCCTCCACCTCAAAGCCATCAGCCTTCAGCAAGTCGTTTCTTGCCTTGGTGATGTCCTCAATCGCTGCGCTCCTCCGGTCAATCGGATGGGGGCCAACAATTGCTTCGGTAGAATCAATAACGGCCCCATCCGGGGCCGCCTCTTCATTCGCCGCTTGCTTTCGTGGCATTACTTGTCCTCTTCTTCCAAGGTTTCTTCCTCTACCTCCATAGCCTGATGAATCATCTCCGTTATCGTCTCCTCTATCCAATTGAGACGGTAAACGGCGTTCTGATGCTTCATGATCTCTTTCGTGTCAGTCGGATCGATATGACACAGCGCGTCCTTGGCATCTTCGCGCTCACGCTCCAACTGGACCACCAGCATGGCCCAGCCTTTGCTTTCCTTAAGTTTTAAAAGCTCCTCTCCGGCAGCGATTAACGTCTGAGCGGTTACTTCAGGTTCCGTTTGGTCCACCAATCAACTCCTGTAGCGTATTCTTTCTCACCTCGTTTCCAGTTTTGAGCGTTTCCAGTTCCCGATTGGCCTGCGCCCTCGACTGCTCCATATCCGCACCCTGGCGGCCCTTAAGAATTTCCTTCTGCAGAGTTGCTGTCGCCCGCTTGTCTTCCTGTTCAATATGGCCCTGGTTCTCAAGGTGCTGTTGCAGCACACGACTCATCGCGCTCATGCGGGCAACCTCGACCTTGGCCTCGGCGTCGATCTCCTTGGTTTCAAGTTTCCGGTTCAACTCTTCGATCTGCTGCTGGAGCATCTGCACCATCGGATCGACATCATCGAACTTGAAGAACCTCTTGCCGTCCCTGTAGCCAAGCGGGCCGAAGATTTCCTTGATTACTTCCTCGATATTCAGGAAAACATTCAAGCTATCGCCGAAAATCGCACCGACCGACTCAGCGGCAATCCTGAACTTGTTAAGACGCTGCATAGGATCGGTAGCCCCGATTCCCACGTTCACCCTGATCGTCAAATCCTGGTCAAGAATCTTGTCGGTAATACGGTCAACGCCGAATTTCTGATACACCTGCGCCTTCTCCCCGGCGAGAGCGACCAGCTTTTCGTCCGTCTCATACGTCTGTTCCAGCCTGAGTATCTGCCTCAGGACCGGCTCGACCCAGGTTTCCGTAAACACCCGCAGATCAAGCTCCCCGACAAGATTCGCAGAACCGGACAACATCTCCATGCCGCCGACCGTTTCATTCATACGCCGGTTGGTCTGGACGGTGCCGGTAGAAAACGACCCGACAACATCGTCGAAGTCGGCATTGATACGGTCCTGTTCCATGTAGGATGACTGAGTAACGTCCCTGGTTTCGAGGACCTTCACATCGCTATCGGTGTCTGAAACGAGGGTGGCGCTGCCGGGCGTGTTCCTCAAAATACTTCTAAGATCGACCTGCTTGCCGCGCTTGACCAGATACCGCTTGCCGAGGGCCAACTTGACATTATCCAGCCTGAGATTGACCACATCATTGGCTTCGGCCTGCAGGCCTTCCGTCAATTGGGGGACACCGCCCGGATAGGTTTTGTTCGTCTCCAGCATGGAATAACCCATGACGACAGGGCGATCCCCATCCTTGCAGTGACGATATATCTCTTCCAACGGCACCGGATCGGAAAGAAGATCGGCCACACCCGCCGTGTAATAAACCCAATCGCGCCCCTTCCACCGGATGATGTTCTCATGAACCCAGACGATGGAAAACTCTTCAACTGGAATTTCGCTTTCCTTGGAATCTTCACGATGCCCCTCACGATGAGATCGCGTTGAATCCCAAAGATGCCTGCTGGACGCCGCCTTCAATTCGGCCCTGCCAAGTTTCTTCCAGACTGGCTGGCCGTTCTTGGCGTTGGCCTCGTCCATGCGCTCCTCAACCTCATGAATATACATGGGGGTAAGAATAATCACGAATGGGCTGGTATTGATCGGGTCGCGCCAATCGGCCCCACGGTCTATCCGCACATTCTCGGGCGGCAGGACATCGATCCGTGGACGGTCGCGGAGAACAACCACATCCTCCACCGACTCCATGACCGGCAGGCCGTCATCGCCGACGACCGGCTCTCCCGTCACCTGATCCACGGCAGGCACATCAATGATTTCGATCCGCTCCTCGTATTCCCACCACTGCTTGGAGATGACCACGCCGTATTTACGGGCGTCCTGATAAGCCCCGACAACCGTCATGAACCACGGAATGCCAGCCCGCTGGTTCGGAACCGTCAGCCGGTATTGCAGTAATTCCTTATTGATATCCGCGCTGACGCGCTGAATGTGGTCGCTATCGTTTGACGGGCGCACAGTGATGGCGTCCTCATTTGAGAAAAACGATGCCGCAGCCTGGGCCTCTCCCTGACGGATCGTTGCCCGCGTCTTGGGTCTGAACAGCTTGGAACGGGCCTTGAACGACTCCGAAAGATATTTGGAGCCGGAGGGGTGCCTGTTCTGAAACGAGCGCTCGCCCTTCTCCCACTGTGAACGAAGACTGGAATCCAAAAACTTGGTGCTGTCTTCATAGGCGTCCTGAGCCAGCTTTAACCAATCCGGCCCGGCAACATCCTTTTCGTTTTTCTCATTTCCGGTTTCTAGGCGATCCGCGCTGTCCCCCACAGACGCATCTTCGCCGGATGGCCCGTAGGGCGTTTTTACCTTGACCACCTATTCCTCCGGTTTCTCAAAAATCATTTGCCTGTTTTCCAAATCATCGGGACGAAACTTCCCTGAATGCAACTTCAAATGCTCATATCTCTCAAGGAAATCCCCGCCCGCACGAATGACCTGAATCTCAAGATCGGGGCCGTCGATTTCGCTCTTCCTATTAAAGAAACCCATCTTCCCGTAAGGATCGCAGGTGAGATTCCTGATTATCACCGCGTCCTGTTCAGGAGGGATATCCACACGCCACGACCAGCCCTCGTAAACCTCCGAAAGTATCCTGCCGATCTTCGCGGCAAGAACACGATCTTGGGGCCTGTCCCGTGGGCTGTCTTCAATACTTACACTCATTCGACATCATCCTCTGCATCCTCGTCGGGCTGCGTCATGATTTCGATAATGTTCTGCTTTTCCAAATCTGACATGAACTCATATTCGCGCCGGGTAAACATTGCTCTCAGAATTCCCGGCAGATCGTCGTAGATCATTAGGTTTCATAGGGGCCCTTGGTCGGCCCCGAATCCCTGCGATGCCTGCCGCCGGAAAACCGATAGACGATTGGATATAGGCTCTCGGTATGCCAACTGGGGCCAGCAGCCTCCTGGACCAACTCCCGCCACCCTCTGGTTGTCGTTGTCGGTTTCCGTGCCATGTCTGCTCCTAACTGTCCGGGAACGCCGCCGCCGGGGCGGTGAAGTTCGCCGTGTATCTTGCGACCCCCTTGGTGATGCGAATGTCGTCCAGCAGCCCATCCAGGAAATCTCCCGGCGTCGTGGAATGCTTGTATGCCCCTATGCGTAGGGTCTGGGCAGAATACAGCGTTCCGGTGTGTGCCGCTGAATCCTTTTGCGTTCCGTCCACGAACAGCCTTGCTGTGTCGCCGTCCCGCACAGCCGCCACATGATGCCACGCATCGTCGTTAATGTCCGTCACCGCCGTTGACACCACCGTTCCAGCCCCGAGCCCCGTATTGTTCAGGTGGAATTCCAACAGAGCAGAACTGTTGTAGTATGCAAGGTTCCATGACCGGGCACTGTTCTCCCAATCCCAATTACCCATAAGCTGACCGTTGGAACCGCTCTCTGCGGTCTTGATGAAGCATTCAACCGTGAAGCTCCCACCGGCCATATCGAAATCGGCGCTGTTGGGAACATCGACGTAGGCGCTGCTGGCCTCCACCAGGGACAGGGAATGAGTGCCGAACTTGGCCGTTGTGGAAAAGGCGTGGTTCGATCCGGTGGGCGTGTGCGGCGTGTTGGAAACATCGGTAAGGTTGTTATCAAGATGAAGGCCCAGAACAACGCTGGCGAAGTTGGGATCGGAAACCCCCCCACCGCCAACACCAGAATTGGAAAACCCCGGGCTCCCTGGCCTTATCAACATTAACCCATTTCCGTAACGTGCAGATTCCCGCTAACCCCGGCAGCACTGCGTATGGCCGCCACCTTCGTCCCCGGGTTAACCGCAAAATACTCCACCGAATCTGCGGAAAGCAGTGGATCACTGGTAGTCGCGGTCGGAGCCGCACCGAAAGCAATGTGGCATTCTTCGGTAGCAATGACCCTGACGATCCTGGTGTTATTGCCAACGGCATTGCTGATCGCCGCCGACGAATCCGTGAACGCCGCTATCTGATTTGTTCCACATCCGAGGGCCTGAACTGCATGCCCACCTGATTGCGTCATCGTTCCTTCTCCTAATTATCAACGTAAATTTCTGGTTCGGTGCTGGTCGTGTGACCCGGCTCGTTCTCATAGTGGACCGGAGGACTGGCCTCCATATCGTAGATGCGCGACAACGCATCCAGGAAGTCATCACTGGGGGCGAACGGGAAGAAAGTATATTCCTCCATCATCCGGTCCAGGGTGTCGTAAAGCTTGCCGTCAGAATCCTTCTTGTGTATGGGCTTGGCTACGCGCCACTCCTCATTGTTTGCCATAACCTCTTGAGCTACCTTGGTTTTTCGCGGGTCCCTCGGGGTCCTGGCACCTTCGTCGTCGAATTCAAACACGGCTGGAAGCTTTATCCTGCCGCTCCTAAAATCAGGCTCCAGGCGCTCGATGCGCTTTTCCTTGGATGTCTTGCCGTCCCTGGGCCAGCAAAGTTCCTCAATTGGGAAACTGCACTTCTCGATCTCCATACGCTCCTCGAAGTATTCAATATCGGTCTGCATGCCGAATTGCTCATACCCGATAAACACGCTCTCGACACCCGGCATGTTGTTCCAACGCTTCCAGAGATCACGGACAAGTTTCCACCGCACCGAAAGCGTCATCCGATGCCGCCAGCCGTCGAGAATATACTTGTTCCGGTTAACGTCCACGCCGACCACGGCAACCGCCGTCGAATCCGACTTGGCATGCTTGCCCTTGGAGGGATCGATCATGATATAAACATTCAGCCGCTTGGGCCGGACGGTCCAGAACTGCAGCCACCTGATGTCCAGCTTCGTCTCGGAGCCCGCCAGCGGATTTAGCAACATCTGGGCCGCAATCGTCGGCTTCGACGAGTTGCGCTTTTTTTTATCCCACTGCTTTTCGGTAAGAAAAACCGGCCTGCCGTCGAATGTCCCGTCGTGTGTCGCGGGATGGCGGCGCTCGCCGAGAACACCGCGCTGTATCATAACCGCGTATGTGTCGGCAAAATGATAACGGGTGCCGATGATCCACTGCCTGCCGTCCCGTGTCCCAAGATGCTCGGACAGCTCCCATCGTTCCGTGGTCTTTTTAATCATGTCCGGGGTGGTGACGTTTTCCTCGGTGATGATGTCGTCGTAAACCCTCAACCGAAAGTGCTTGCCGGTAGGCATGCCGTCCAACAGCCCCCAAGCCTCGACCGTCGCCTCCTTGGGGTTTGACTTTCGGCGCACGATAATGCCGCCGTCCTCTGACCACTTCGGCGCGTCCTTCTTGGGTTCCGCCCAAAGAACATCGGGGAACATCCCCTTCAAAAGCTCGTTTTTCTCAAGCTCTTCCTTGATCTGTTTCATGAACGCCTTGGAAGCGGGGCGGTCATGCGAGAAGATACCGATGGTAAGCTCCGGGTCCCTAAGGATTTCCTGGATCACCCCGGCAAAAGTTATGATCGAACTCTTATAATGATCTCTTGCCCACAGATCGATGCTGTCGTCCGGGTCGGCCTCTACGTCCCTGCACCGCTGGTAAAGCCAGTCATGCCGACCGTCTGCGCGCTGCAACAGAACCGTGAAAAGAAAATAACGGTCGTGACAAGCCAACCAACGAATTGCCTGCCTGTCGTTGCGGCTGAATACGTCGGCGTAAAGCTCCTCGGCCTCCTGCCGGGTCATGGACCAGAGCCTCTCTTGCCCGGGAGCCATGTCCACCGATATCGTTGATGGCAGCATCAGTTGGTTCGCGCCGCCAACCTTGCATCAGCCATATCGATAAAATCCTCCACCATGTATCCGTTGACGCCCAAGCAGTAAGAAACATAACTCATGAACTCATGCGCCCCGTCGCGGTTGATCCCCTCGCCCCCCTCCAGCATGCCGCGCCGGTCTGCCGCCACCAGCATACACGCCCCCCAGAGAATGGATACGGCTTCGGAATCTTCATAAACCACGCCCCCCTCGTCCATGATCCTCAAACCGGCCTGAGAGGCGACACGCGCCAGCTCTCCGGGAATGGGCATAGAGGCGTTAACCACGAAATCGATTGCCGGGTCGCTCATCCATATACCCCATCGAACATTTAACCGAACAAAAATCCATGTCGTCCTCGGCGTGGAAATAAACGGCGCGGGGCCGCTTCTGGTTCGGTGCCACGATCAGAAAGCCGGTTACGGGGTCGGCGTCGAGTTCCACGAACCTGCCGCAGACATCACACTTCGTCATCGGCAATCTCACGCCACGTATCGCCTACCGGTGCCTGCTCGATATCCCATACCCGGGCCAGCCCGGGAGTTCCGACCGGCTTCAGCTTCCAGCGCATGGCTTCCTGCGCGAAATTAAGCATTTCGGTCTTGTCTTTGGCCCTCATGATATTGATGAGAGCCCGCCTATGGATATTCGATATCTCGTAAGCGGCGTCTTCCATGAATGCGTAAGCCATGCTCCATTCCAGAATTAAGTGGCCGTGGGCGGCCAGGAGGAGAGAGGAGGGAGATAACCGCCCACGACCAAGAGGGCATTGCCCCCTATAGGTAATTAGCATCCACGCTGTTGATCTTCGGCTTGCACGATGGGCAAATCCGAATTCCGGCGTGAGGACTAGGAAACATTTTTTCACAACCACCGAGACATTTCCGCAGTTGTTTCTGCTCGACCTCGGCGCGAAAGCCCATATCGCCGCCACGGGTGCCGCGACGGGACAGCCCCCTCTTGGTTGCATATGCCGAAATGCTGGATGAACGAACCTTGAAATACTTGGCGATGTTCGCTATCGGAATGCCGCCATCCCACATTTTCATGAATTCGTCGTAATCTATTTTCAGTTCAGACGGCTTGCGGCCACTGACACACCTTGGCGGCAAACGCATAAGATCACGATGGCGCTGAACCACCGACACGCCGCACTGAAAATGGGCGGCGATCTTTTTGATCGCCACGCCCCCGTTCCATAGGGCGAGGAACTCCCCCCTGTCTATCTCCCGCCTCCCCATCATTCCAGCGGCAGCCCGTTCACAAGGTTGGACCGAACATCGAACTGCGGTATGTATTCCTTACGCAGCGCCGTATTACGCTGTTCTACCCAGAACTTCACCCCGGAAAACCCCCGCTTCCGCCAATAATCCTGCAACTTGTCAGCCAGAAAACAGGCGTTGGCGTGACTGCTCCAATTCTTCTCCACCGGCTCCCCCTACTCGTTCCACCGGGACCACTTTTCCCGCTCCAGGTCCCTTTCGGCCTTCTGCTCGTCCAGATACTCGTCGTATTCCCGTGCGGTCGTCAGCTTGTCCGGGTCGAGCTTGTATTCCGCACAGAATTCAAGATATTCCATGCTTTTCCTTCTGCCTCTCATATGCCTCTGAAACGCGACGATTAACCGCTTTATCATGTTCCTTGGTCGTCCCCGGATTTCGGTCGCCGCAGTGTGGACAGGGCGCGGATACAACCTTTGCATCCCACCACTCACGCAGGCATTTAAGGCATCGATGATATGCTGTAAGCGCCATCGACCCCCCCTACTGGTCTGCCGTATGACGCACATCAGCGGCAGAGATGGCTTCGTTTATGGCGTCAATGAGCTTCTGAGCCTTGCGGGAGTTCAAGATGACCTCGGCATGGTAGATGTCATCACGCCCCAGAATAAACAGGACAGCCTGCTTCACCCGCTCTCTGAACCGTGAGTTCCGGCGGTCGGAAATTACGTCGAAGTAAATATCCTTGTCGGGAAAATCAGGATCATCCTCAAACGAAACGACGACCTGATGCTGCACCAATTCGCAGTTGCAGAAAAATACCCTGTGTTCCACCCTCTCTCCTCCTGATTGGTCGGGGGGGCTGGATTTGAACCAGCGGCCCTTCGCTCCCAAAGCGAATGCGCTACCAGACTGCGCCACACCCCGATAATTTTTGGAGCCGGTTACAGGAGTCGAACCCGTGCCTCATCCTTACGAAAGGTGCGTGCTGCCGTTAACACTAAACCGGCAGCAGGTGTTCGATCTTCCATTTCCAACTCCTCGTTCGATAAAAGGGTGGAGCGCAGCGGAATTCCACCGCTGTTCGGCGCACAGGGACCAGGGAAGAAATCCCGTTCGCCGTCGATCCGGCGCACCCCTCAGGGAAACTGGCAAACCCTCTCAGGCGCTGCCCGATCCACTCCTTAAACTCCTTCCCTCGCCTCCCAGTTCTTTCCATGAGGCCCGCACTTGTCGGTCGGGACATCCATCGATACCGGACCACGCTCGTAATCACAGCGGCGATACGGCCTCCCGGTCAGCGGATTCCTGACCAGATCGCACAAAAACTCGGAACCGCCGTCATGAACCCGAACCACCATATGGGCACAGCCCGAACAGGGCCGCCCAGGTTCAAGCCCCAGCCCGGAGACATTCCGGCGCTGAACATCGGAAATCTCCGACGCAATATCCTCCATCCGCTTCCACAGGTCCCTCTCCATAAAAAAACCCTACCCCCGAAAAATACAAAAACCAAGAAAAAAATGAATTTTTTTCCAACAGCCCATGATCCCAAACTGGGACCCCTATTCAAACCAATTCTGGAACAAGCGTTCTATTTTAACGATATATAGGGTTTTTGTTATTTTTCAATGTATTGGCCTGTGGCAAACCATGACACATTAGGGTTTGCTAATGGATAGGCCTGGGCTGTCTGGTGCTGGCGTCTCGGAGGTGTTCATTGTTAGGTCCGGCACGCAAGCGGTGCGTTCGATTGTCGATCCGCCTGAGTGGGACCCCTATTTTGGGCTTAATGCGGCAAACGCCACCCGAACACGAACCTGGTTAGGATGACACCTCCCGCCGGGCCTGTGTCCCCCGCGCCACCTGCCCCCCAACACCCTTAAGAAGGGGTGCTGGTCGCTTTGCCTTCAATGAGTTGCGTGGGAACTCCCGGGTCTTGCGGTGTAATGTCGCGCATTTCCCTGTCCTGAAGCCTAGTTAACAGCCATTCCGGTGCCAGCGCCTTCGGCTCCACCTCAACGGTGCCGGTATGCTCCACCTGCATCTTCTCGGAGTAGCGGGCCGGGTTGAACATCTTGGCGATCCAGCGGTAATGATGGGCTAGTTCCCGTGCCTTGTGGATTTCCATCGCATCCTGTGCCGATTCCAGGGTGCGAGTCGCCTTGTTTACCCAATATTCCGCAGAATTCTGCCTCGCACGGGCGAGAGCTTGGACGAATGAGATACCATTAACGAGTTTACCCTCATCGTTCTGCCAATTACTGACACTCTCCGCACACACCCCAACCTTAGCCGCAGCCTCTTTAAGGAACATCCCCTCATGTTGTATAAGTCGGCATATCTCTGCGCCCATGGCTTCAGTGTATATGCTCTTACGGCCTACCTTTTGTTTTGGCTTGGTGCGTTTTGAAGTTGACACGGCTTAGGATATTTCCTATTCTTGTCTTATGTTGTTGACGAAGGGAGATCATGACCATGACGAAAGAAACAAGGACCATTGGCGAGATCGGAGTCGATGCGGGCCTATGCTGGATCGGCGATCCCTGCTACTGCGTCACGCCAGACGCCGACGAACACCCAGCCGAAACATGGTCGGAGTTTTGTGGCTTGCTTGGGAACGAACACCCGACCATCCAGCAATTCAACTATAAGCTAGGCCATCCGGGCCTTGGTATCTGCGTTAGCACCGGATTCGGTGATGGCGTTTATCCTGTTACAGCGGAGATCATTGACGGACGAGTCGCGTCAGTCACAGTGACCTTCATAGAAGACAAGCCACTGGACGAGGATTAAGGACATGACCAGAACATCCATCGAAGAATGTCCATGCGGATCAGGATACCCCGCCCTACTTGAACGCGATGCTCGCGGCATCCCGCTGGGCTTCATGTGCGACAAGTGCGAGGCCGAGAAGAAAAGCCACTACCGCCCGGACGTTCTCACTGATCCGGGATACTGGCACGATGAACCTCTGGACGAGGATTGAACCAATGTTCGCAATCTACGTGGCGCACCACCCCGAGGACCCGCTTCAAATATACGAGGCCTATTCGTCGCGGCAAGCCGCCGACGATATCAGGGCCGAGTTGGAACGACAGGGAAACACGGTCGAAGTGATCTGTATCGGGGATACCGACCCCGAAGCCGTCCCATTCCTTACGAGGGAGATTCAGCCATGACCCCAAGAACCTTCCCATACACCGTCCCAAAGGCCGACGAGGGGCCCGAGCCCATCGATGTGTTGGAGGACACCGCCGAAGCCATCAACACTGAAATGGGCCGTCATGTGTTCGATACTCTGCAAGACGGCCTTAGCGTTCACCGGGCGATAGAGGAGCAGTAAGCCATGAAACCCGTAACCGTTGAGGTATGGGGCAACACGATGTTTCCCTTCGATATGCTCCGATATGATGGAGCATACCCGGCCAATCCAGACGCCTCATCCTTACTTGACGCAATAGCGCAAGAAGGTGGCCACACCCCAAAATACATCAGAGACACAAGAATGCGCCTGATCTGCACCCGACCCCCAACGCCCGCCCGATGGGCTTCTTTCGGCTGGGCCTGTGAAATAAGGGAGTAACACAACATGTCAGCATTCATCGTAGATAAAAAAACCATGGACCGAGTCCTTGGATTCATCACCTCACAGCCGGATACCTCTCTGAAGGGACGCCCCCTCGACCAGCTAGGCCGGGAATTGTTCGCCATGAACCTCGACGCAGTGAATCAGCGTTACCCCGCCCGCAACCCGGACAGGCTGCCGGGCCCGAACGACCATTCGGATATCTTCGACAATTACACCTTCGCGCCCGATCTGGACGCCAGCGCCGCCGAGGAACTCAAAGCCGCCAAATGCCTGGTCTATCAATCATGTGAGGGAGATGTTCCCGATACATCGACGCTTTACAGGGAACTCAACCGCCTGACACAAACACCGCTCTCCGAAGCGATCAGCGAAACCCCCGAATACGAGGCCGCCGCTTGGAGATGATCCCCCAGCCCATCCGGGCCGCCTAGTCCCCCGATCCCCCCGGCGCTGGAAGCGTGGCGGGGGATTAGGTAGTAGGAAAAGGAGGAATCACCATGAGAACGATTCTTAATGCCATCAGGGCCCTGCTGGGCCGCCCCAGCGCCGGACGCATCAATCTGGCCCTGTCCATTATCGAAACCACAGCCAAGGCAGACACGGCACCGCGCCCCGTTCCCGCTGGAACGGACGCTCGTTAATCTTTATTAAGGAAATTTCTTAACGGAATCTTGGAATCTTGAAAAGAAGCCTAGCACAAAAGAACGGTCGCATCAAGGCTTTTTTTTAGATAAAGGTTAGGAAATTTCCTTTACATTTCACCCGTTTAGTATAGGATATTACCTATATCCACGCTCTTAAAAGGAGATTCCACGATGTTCGATAATGAAGAGAACCCCGACCCGAGCCGCTACTCCAGAATGACGCCCCAGCAACTCAAAACGGCACAGGAATTCGCACGGCATGCGTTCATGGCCTATGGCAAGAAAACCAGCGAACTCATGGGTATCTGGATGGAACACGATGATCTGACCCCCCAGATCGCCGCCAACGGCGTTGCCATCGCCATGGCCAAAGTCGCCGCCATCGCCATCAAAAGGGGCTCCATCACCTTCGACGACGACGACAACCCCTATGTCGATCCGCTGACCTCCGAAAACATTCTCGAATGCACCATGAAAACGCTTCAAGAAGCCTTCAAGGACTATGACCCGGTGCAAAACATGATCGACCGTGGCGACTTCGACACCCGTGGCAAGGTGCCGGTTCGAGCCGTCAATTAATTGCATCGTGGCGTCCGTGGCCTAGCAATCCCGCGAAAGCTTCGGACGCCACACACAGGAGATCAAACCACGATGCCAAACCAAACCGAAATGACCGAAAAGCAAGTGAACGGACTGCTTGCATTCATTGACGCGAATCTCGCCGCTCAGGCTCAGGCCGCAGCGAAAAAGGGCGATGTGCCCATCCTTCACAAAGGCAAAGCCATCACCCTGCCCGCCGAACCCACGCCGATGGATATCCCGACCTCCATCGACGTTCTCAAACGCCGCTATAAAGAAGATTCCCGGATCGAAGAAGTGGCCGAAACCGTGGACGCCTTTCCGTGGGACGGGGCGGTCGCCTTTCACAAGGCCCTGAAAGCCGTTTACGGCTGGGTTGGCGGCAAGACTCTGGAAAGCATGTGGGGATCGAAACCGCCGAAACACATCTCCCTCGAAATTGGTCACGACGAAACGATTCAGGTGCCGTGGGGTGCCGTGGAAATCCCCGGCATGGAGGGCTATCTGAATACCAGCGCGGGCGAGATCGAAGGCCGCGCGGTGTTCCAGATCACCGGCGAAGTAGCGAAACGCCACCTCCCGGAAGTGCAGCGAATCGCCGCCCTGACCCGCGAAATCGTTAAGACCGACTCCATCTACAAGGGGAAGGCCGTGCGATTCCGAGTGGACGGAAATAAACTCAACATGGACGAGCCCCCGCGCTTTCTCAACCTGTCCAGCGTCAAACACACCGAACTGGTATTTACCGAGGACCTCACCGAACACTTGGGGACGAACCTCTTCGCGCTGATCGAACACACCGAAATCTGCCGCAAGCTTGGGATTCCGCTTAAGCGTGGCGTCCTGCTGGAAGGAAAATACGGCACCGGCAAAACACAAACGGCATTCGTGACCGCTGACAGGGCCGTCAACAACGGCTGGACGTTCATCATGCTGGAATCGGTTTCGGCCTTGGCCGACGCGCTGGCGTTCGCACGGGCCTATCAGCCGTGCGTTGTTTTCGCGGAGGATATCGACCGAGTCGTCTCCGGTGAACACCGCTCCACGGATATCGACTCCGTGCTGAACACAATCGACGGGATCGAATCCAAGGGAACGGAAGTCCTAACCGTTCTCACCACGAACCACATCGAAACCATCAACCCGGCCATGTTGCGGCCCGGTCGGCTGGACGCCGTGATAAGCGTCACCCCGCCCGACGCCGCGACTGCGGAAAAACTGATCCGGGTTTATGCAAAGGGGCTGGTCACTAAAGACGAGGACCTCACCAGCGCCGGAGAAGAACTGGACGGGCAGATTCCCGCCATGATCCGCGAAGTGGTGGAGCGGTCGAAGCTATACGCGATAAACCGCGAGGGCTCCGAAAGCTTTACCCTGCTGGCTTCCGACCTGATCGCCGCCAGCCGCCAGATGCGGGCCCATATGGACCTGTTGAAAGGCAAGGAAAAGGAAACCGTGCCGGACGTAGCGGCGCTGATTACCGACTCCGTTGTCTCCGCTCTGAAAAGCAACGGGATGGGGAACATGGAAGAACAAATCGAGGAAATGCATGGTCGCATCATGTAATGGCGCGGGGCGGTCATGTGGCCGCCCCCACCATTCAGGAGGACTCAACATGGGACTCATGGAAAA